CTGATATTTGTTCGAACCATTAGCTTTGATATAAACAGTAGTATTGTTGTCGGAACCCAATATGAATGCTGAAGAAGTAGCAGCAATAGATGCTATCTGAACATTCTGAGCAGAATTAGTAAATTGTATAACGCTTGCTGTAGAATCCGAACCACCACCAGCATATATTCTTATACCATAGTTACCAGCGCCAGTTCTAAAAGCGCCGCCTAAACTATTAATAGCGTGTAATCCAGCAAATGTTCCTGCTGAAAACGAAGGCGATGCAGAAGTTCTTAAATCTTGATCGACCCCACCATAATCAGTATAATTGAAAGATCTGATACTCCAGTTACCACCGTTATTAAATACTGCTTGTTGACCAGAATCATTAAATAGTCTCGAACCATATACGTATACATTACCACCAGATTCAACCATTCGAATATGGTCGTTGTGATTTGCTCTAAGAGACCAACCACCACGGCCACCATCCCAGAAACCTACAACGCCACCAGCTTCTAAATCAAAAGAACTGTCGCCATTAATAAGCCAATTTGCTCCAGAATTCCAACGAATATTACTAACCATTGTACCTTGAATATTACCGTTCACTGAACCAGCATTACCAGTAATATTAATTCCCCAGGTTCCGGAAGCGTTACCACCGGTTAATGTTGGAGCATATGAATTGTAATTTCCTGAATCTAAAATAACATAGTTACCGCCACGAGACCAACCACCAGTACGAAGTTGGTTGTCGTTGCCCAGGCCGAAGTTAATGGCATAAGAACCGACGCGATGAAATGACATCATCGCTGCGCCGCCGCCTTGGCTTCTTACTTGAGGTCCGCCATGGCCGCCATAATCTATGTTTTGACCAGATATAGAATAACCCAACGAAGACTGTGTGGATTCTATGCCGGTCGCCCAACCTGTAACATTAATAGCCCAGGTGCCAGAAGCACCAGAACCAGCTCTAGATGGAGCATCAATTTCGGCTAATGACCAAGAATAGTTGCCGGATCCATCAACAGTTCTACTAGTAGCACCAATAGTAATTGTTCTACCAGTTCCCCAATTAGCAGTAGTAATATTGCCAGATCCATTGAAAGAAGTACCGTTAATAGTTCTAGCAGTAGTTAATGTTGGTGCAGAACCAGTAATATTAATACCCCAAGTACCAGAAGCGTTACCACCGGTTAATGTTGGAGCGTATGAATTATAATTACCAGCATTCAGAGCTCTATGACCATTGATGTTTAGTTCTGCACCATGAAGAGTATAAACTGAATTGTCCCAGTAAAGATATCTACTACCAGCACTATTTAAGAACAATACTCCAGTAGTACCGCCCGCTCTATAAGAGTAAATATCTGCTCCTGCTACTGTTAAATTTCCTGTTGAAGTTAAACCACCAAAGGTTGGGGCAGCAGTAGTAGTTACGCTTTGGTTGAGTGGGAATTGAGTAATATTAACAGAATTAATATTCCAGTTTCCAGATGCGCTGGCCTGCACAGCCGAAGTTAAATGACCTATACCAGCTTTGCGGAAAAATCCATCAGAGCCATTAGTAACAATAATTTGAGAAACTGTTGGATTTTCACCATTAGATGTATTACTATTGATGTAATTAAAATATGCAAAACCACTAGAATCTCTAGCAACTATAGTAGATACAGCTTGAGCGGAAGAAACTGATAATCCACCAGCAGTTACAGCATTACCGGTAATATTAATTCCCCAGGTTCCTGAAGCGCCAGTTCCTGTTAATGTTGGTGTGTATGAATTAAAATTGGCGGCATGAAGTACTTGATTACCAGCTTGTGTTATGGCACCAGTAGCGTTCAGAGTTCCAGAAACAGAAAGTTTTTGGCTTGGATTAGAATCACCAATTCCAACATTTCCTCCACTAAGAACGGAAACTGCAGTTCCTAATGTTGTGGTATTTGCTCCGGTTACTAAACCGTTTTTTACTCTGAAATCTAATGACGCCATGGTTCCCTATCCCCTATGGTATTGTTTTTATTATTTAGACGTTTTTTCTGATTTAGCAGAAGAAACCCATGGCAAAGGAGAGTCAACTAATACATTATTCTGTTCATCAATCTGTTTCTGAATAGTTCTGTCAATGTGATCTTCGTAACAAGAAACTACTTTTTTGACCCAATTAAGAACATTCTCTTCTTTTAATTTTTTGTAAGGGATAAACTTAGATTCTTCTTCCTCTAATACTGGAATAGAATTAGCATAAACAACTCCTTCGAAAGAACCTTCAACGCCCTTTGAATCTTTGCCAGTTTTAACCCAATAAATTTCAGAAACCAAATCTTCGCCAGATTCGTCTTTCATGGTTTTTATGTTTTTAATATTCCATGTGTATGTTAAAGGCATCTTAAACTCCTTATATTATGCCCAAGGTAGAGGCGGAGTTACTACTGGAGGATTCTTTAAATTATCTATAGCTGACGCTAAAGATGACTGAAATCCTTCTATCTTTTCTTCGCCCATAGTTTCTTCCAACCATTCAACAACATCTTCTTTAGTTAAATCTGAATATGCTGTGAAATTTTTTAAATTGTCGACGTTAAGACCCTGAGAACCATAAACATCTGCATAATATTCACCGTCTTTGGCTGCATATCTCCAATGCACTGTGAATACTACATCTTTTTTCTTATCTTTTTCCGGATAGCATTCTAGTTGTGAAATAATCCATTCGTATGAAATAGCCATGTGTGATAACCTTTTAGTTAATTACTTTATCAGAAAGAGGGCCTTCGGGTCTTGGGCCTCTTAGTTGAGCATCAGCTTGTTTCTGCACTTCTGTAAAAGTTGCTAGAACTGTTTCTAATGGTAACTTAGAAAGTCCGAGCATAACAACATTAAGCTGGTCAATTGTCAATTCAAGTTTTACATTCTTATCCATATTATTTCTCCTATTAAGTATTTGCTGTAGTATTTGTTGTAGTGTTTGCAACAGTATTTGCTGGAGCCCATGGTAGTGTTGCATCTATCACTGGGTTTTTCTTTTCGTCAATCTGTTTTTGAATTCGAGAGTTGACATGTTCTTCATAAGAACCAACCACAACTGCTTTGATCCACACTAGAACATCTTCTTCTGTCAATTCAGAAAACGGTATGAATGTTGTTCCTGCTGGCATAGAATTGGCGGTAAATGGAGTAGCGCCTGAAAATTTGCCTTCAATCTCTCCGTCTTTGCCAATCTTCTCCCAGTATGTCTGGACTACAACATCTGACGTATTATTTATCGTAGTTGTTTTGAGACCGGTCACTTTCCATGTATATGTAACTGCCATTTTATTTTCCTCTTATTATGGTTTTGGATATTTATCTTTAACTGCCAAACAAGCGTCAATATAAGCCTGAATTTGTGCCTGATCGCCCTTAACCACACCATCAAGATAATCTTTGAAATCTGGATATTCAGAGGCTCTTAGACGTTGATATTCCTTAGAATCAAATTCATCTTTGGCATTTTGCGCAGCGATACAAAGTTCATTCCATGTAATACCAAATTTAGCAGGATCATCAGATAGAATGGCGCTACCATGTTCGTCTTCGCCCACAATAACTCTAAACATAGAATTAAATTCTTGTTCATTTGTGGGTTCTCCTGAAAGAACATAATTTATACCTAGTTTTTCTAATGCTTTAGCTATCACGATGCAATCTCCATAACAGTTATAGTAGATGTTGTTCTCTGCGCCCAATCTGTGTTGTCAGCATCATTAATAGAACGATTGAGATATGCGGTTGTACCACCCTGCATTTTCAACTGTATTCTATATGTCAGAGCAGCGGTTGTTCCTGGTGAATCTAGAAACTGAAAATTCCACGGATTCCATTGATGATTGCCGTCTCCGATAGTTGGTAAAGCGCCAAAGGTAGATCGAACTCTTGAACCAGCAGCATCCGCAATACCAATAGGTGTATCATTTCTAGTAAATCTTAATTGTGTGGTTAGATTATAAACAGTAGCTTGCATTGAAACCATAATCAAAATTCTACTGCTGGTTGATCTTGGTGTAATTGATACAGAAAGATTAGGATGATTAACAAACGACGATGATGCTACAGTAGCTACTCCACTCCAATGAGTTTGCTGAACTTGTAGAATTGCGCCGGGAGCATTAGCAGAGTTCCAATATCTAGTCCAACCGCCAAAACTATTTCCAGATACGTTTCTAGTATAAAGTTCGTTGGCTCTATCTTCCCAACCCCAAGCAACCTGCACGCCCCAAAAATTAGAAGAGTTAGAGTGGCGATAGTTTTGTAGAAACCACCAGCCGCCACCGGTAGGACAGTTTGTTCCGCTATTCAAGTCTCCAGTATATCTAAGTCCATTACTAGGAGTATTTTGGAAATCTGTATTCCAGTTACCACTAGTACCAATGGATTGGAGAGCAGAAATTCTTGTATACCCTGCTGGATCTACATACCAAGCACTATCGTTATTATCAATAAACGAACCAGATCTCATAGAACCATAGATATATAAATCCGAAGAATTATTAACGTATCCTCTTTGAACATTATTTGTAACAAATTCAATATATTGACTACCATCTGCCATCAAACTCAAATACGTTGGAGAGTAAACTCCTGGGCGGCCCCATGCTGCACCTAGTCTGACATGATTGACGCCATTACCTTCGGCATTTCCTACAAAGATACCTGAATCGTTGCATATAAACGAAACTCTATTACTAGTACCGCCAACAAGATTGAATCCTCCATTAGCAGGATCGATAAAACGTGCTGTATCATCTGAATCATAGAAGATTGGTGCTCGCCACGAACCAGTGGCATAACCAAAACCAAAAACTGAAAATTCTGCTGTTTCTCCGTTACCACCTGGTCCAAATTTTGCTATATTAGTCCAAGTTCCGATAGTTCCAGTTGTGTATTGAACATACATAGGAACGCCATTACCTTCATCCCATTTTCTAAATCTATGACTATATAGACCATTAGTATAATTACCATTAATAACAAACCCCATACCATCTTGTAGGCGCGAAGAACCATAAGCAGTATCGAATGTTACTAATCCTCCTAATCTTGAACCAGAAGCAGGATCAGTATAATATGTAGTATTATCCGAATCATAGAAGATTGGTGAACGCATTGAGGCATGTGCAATAACAAAAGAATGACTACCAGCATGACCGCCAACAGTCATGATTAGTGTTTCACCATTATCTCCATTTCCATCATTGTTAGCATCCGTTGTTGGTGAATCACTATAGAATCTTACACCAGAGTAATGAGCGCCAATACGAATACCGGTATGGTAACCAATAATCAAGTCCGAGTAATGAGGATGTGACCATCCACCATTAGCAATATCTTCACCCATACTGTAATGATTGGCAGAGAAAGTAGTACCACCGCCTGAACCTGACGGAAAATTAATTTTACCTCTAAGGTCAATACTTACCTGAACAGATGTTCCATCAGGATTAATAAAATAGCCTGTATTATTTGAATCGTAAAAGATTGGTGATCGTGCGTCGCCATGTATTTCGGTATAGGAGCCACGAATATAATTTACATAGGTTCCGCTAGCATTATAACCAAAATGGGTTCTATTATCGCCTTGTGACACACCATATGCTGCTGTGCTAAACCAAGCGACGCCAGAACCTGGCGAAGGAACAATTTGAGTGCCACCACCAGCATTGATTTGATGCATATTCGATGTTGATGCTGCATCAACAAAAAAAGCAGTATTATCCGAATCATAGAAGATCGGCGAACGCATAGAAGAAGCAGAGAACCAATTTCCAGCATTATCATTCCATGCCCACCAACCATCCGCAGCAAGATTCAAGAATCCTAATCTACCTGAATTAGCATGAATGAATCTGTTTCCGTTATCACTATCAAACATTGTGATAGTTGATGATGTCTGACCCTGTCCTACAGTTAGACCAATCACTTGCAATTGGTTTAGATTCGATGTTGAAGCAGCATCAACATAATATCCAGTATTATCAGAATCATAAAAAATTGGCGAACGCATAGAACCAGTTGATTGAAGAAAACCACCATTGAAATAAAAGTTTGAACTAGTCCAGTGTAGATAATAGTCACCAGTTTGTGCAAAATAGATAACGCCTTGATTCGTTGCGCCATTTCTATAAATTCTAATATCATTAGTAAAGTTAGCGCCCAAACCTGTTAGGGCGCTGTTTATGGTCAGACCATTTAGATTCGATGTTGAAGCAGCATCAACATAATATGCAGTATTATCCGAATCATAGAATACCGGAGAACGCCAAGAACCGGAAGTCTGCCCTACTCCAGCACTATTGAACGAAAACGAAGAAGATATTGCAATAGAGTTAGCTGCAGCATACAAAAATTCAATTTGATTAGATGTAGTCGACCCCAATTTTATTGAAGAAGAAGGAACCGCTGTGTTTATAACAGCCCATCCGGAATTATAATAAAAATTATGCGATAAATGAGTGTCTGCGCTAATTAAAGTTCCTAGTTCACCAAATCTTAATGTATGATTAGCTGTTGTTCCAACTTTAGCCGCTCCTGCTACGTCCAGTTTGTATGCGGGAGAATTGGTGCCAATACCAACGTTACCCGAGGCATCAATTCGCATACGTTCAGTGAATGTGTCTGTTCCACGGTTATATTGTCCTAAGCAAACACTAGCGTTGTCCGCAGCAAACAACCTATATTGAAAACCAGCAATGCCCATGCCATATTGATTGGTACCGTCGTCATAAAGAGAAAACAATTTATTTGATACAAGCGCACCAAGAGCAAGACGAGCATTTATTGTACTAGTACCAATACCAACGTCACCACCGCTGGTGATACGCATACGTTCAGCGTTATTCGTGAAGAACGTCATAGGATGGTTTGATACAGCACGCACATCAACTGTGCCACCGGCATTCGCTGCAAATTGCGCTTGGACGGTCCCGCTATTAACACCAAGAAAGGCGTATGTTGGAGTAGTTAAGTATGCATTTCCTGCAACCTCAAGCGTTGAACCCACCGAAAAAGTAGTTGTTCCAATTCCTACACCACCACTGTTATTGATATAAAATCTTGTTGCAGCGTTTACGCTATCATAAATGGCAAAGTTTTGAGAATTGTCATTAAGGAGAGAGCGAAGAATCGCATAACCATTGCTTCCATCACCTCTTCTTAAGATAAAACCAGATTGAGTAGAACCTTCGACATCGAGGTAACACTGCCCTGTTTTCTTCAAATGGAGCAAATTTGTCGGACTGCTGGTCCCAATACCAACATTACCATCCGCTGTTATTCTCATTCGTTCTGATGCTACAACAGAACCAGAAGGAACTGTTGAAAAACGCATGTCAATCGGCAAGGCCGTATTTGATATTGTTCCAGATGCAATACCCTCAATATGAGCGCCTGCTGTTGAAGTTCCAGTCCAACCGGATAACATAAAACGACCAAGAATGTCACCAGATTGAACGGAAGTTGTTCCTGATCTTGTTCTGTTTGTTCCAACTACCGGGAAGTTTGTATTACTTCTGCAGTCGTATAATCCGGATCCGAAAAGACTAGAGCTATCAACAACGACTTTCCACGCAGGATTTGGTGCAGTTCCAATACCTACGTTACCAGCATTATCAATACGCATGGCCTCAACGTCAGAGCTGGTTTTAAAATACATCCCAGCAGAACGAACAACAAAAGGTTTCCACGCGACGCCATTGTAGAGAGAGGAAATTACCGCATAATCATTAGCGATATCGTAATAGAATGTTCCGGCAGCTTGAGAGATACCCGATGCTGCACCGCCGATTGTTGCAATGTTACCATTCACAACGAGCTTGGTACTGGCGAGAGTTGTCGTTCCAATACCTACGCTACCATTAGACAAAAAGTAAGTTGATGTTCCGATAGTAACTGTATTAGTTGTAGTCGTTAGATTAGTTGATTTTAGCCCAATACTAGAGGTCCAAGTATTGCCAACATTATCATATGTGAGAGTAGCCGATGCACCATCAACAGTAATACCAGCACCATTAGCTGCAGCCGCCGAAGCTGCTCCTTTAGCGACTGTGATGTTAAGGTCTTTGACGTCAAGAGTTGTTGTATTGACACTAAAAGTAGTACCAGTAACAATTAAATCGCCAGTAATAGTACCACCTGTTAATGGCAAATAATTAGCAAGATTAGACTGTAATTGTGCGTTTGATACAACATTAGCAGCAGAAACAGAACCAACAAATAAAGTGTTATTGGAAGTGCCAGAGAAAGAAGAACCGTTTACATTAACTCCCCCAATAGTAATACCATTACTATGTAGAGAAGTATTACCAACAGTAATACCGCTGGTATGGATGACAGTATTGCCAACGTTAATGCTTTCAGAAGCAGTGTTGACAGTTACTATCTGACCAAGTTCGCCTAATTCTCTGTTCTGTGCCATTTTATCCCTTAACGAAAAAGTTTTTATTTATTTAGGGGTGCGTTCTTTTGTATTCGTCAAACTCTTCTTTGAGTTCTTTAATAGCCTGAAGAAGCAGAGGAATCATATCAGTATAAGACAAACTAAGGCGTTTAGTTTCTTCGGTTGGATTATCAATTTCTCTCTGAATTTCTGTTACCGCTTCAGGATAAACTGCTTGAACTTCTTGAGCTATAAAACCTACACGACGAGGCGTATCTTCTTCGTCTGTTTTATAGTTATAATATACTGAATTTATTGAACTGATTTTATCAAGAGCGTTTTCAATATTGTTATATACATTTTTATCTCTTAAATCAGATAGTGTTGACCAAGAATTACCGCCATATGATAATTGAACTCCAGTGCCATTATAAGCTGTTGCTACCCAATAATAACTAACGCTGTCTACGCCGCCGAGCCAACCAAACCCACCTCTATTGGTTCCGGAACTACCAATAGCATATGAACCCATCGCCCATCCACCAGTATCGCCTTTGAAACGAATTTCTCCGCCGTTGCCGCCATCGATAGATATTTGTCTACCTGATCCTACTGCAAAAGTTCCACTCATTCCAGAAAGAAAAGAAGTTCCATTAACAATAACGCCTCCACCATTAGGAGCAAGCGTCATATTACCGCTATACATCGTAGCACTAGAATTAGCAGTATATGTATTATCAAATAAAATTTGATTTGCAGCAGTTATAGAAGATACTTCTTGGTAATTATGACTAATTTCAAAATTAAATTGTCTATAGTAAGGAGAATCGCAGAATATAGGAGTATATCTTAAATTACTATTGACTGTTACTTCTGATCCTAGATAAAGATTAGGAATGTTACCAGAAATGCCACCAGTTTCAACGCATACCAAAGAAGGAGCTATACCATATCCGTGCGTAAATACCCATCTTGAATATGATCCTCCAGCATAATAAGTGTTTCTTGCAATAATTTCTATTGGACTCTGTTCGCCCCAATTAATAGGATCCCTTGATATGGTGCAAATTTTGTAAGTATGACCATTAGGTCCTTGACTGACAGTCGCCACCCATCTTTTTTTCATAGGTTGTGCGCCTGTAAACTCAGGACTACTTGCAGCAAAATCTTTTATTATATGTAATTTAGTTTGCGGATTAGTAATTCCAATACCAACGTTACCATTGGCAGAAATTTTCATTTTTTGCGACAGAGTCGATGTTTCTGTTGTCCAAAATTCAATAGCACCAGGCATATTGTTTGATGCTGGCGTACCGTCAGTTGCAACTCTAATCAAACCAGCATCTAGGAACTGTGTGCCATCATAACCCATAGCTCCCCAACGACCTAGAACAGAACCAGATGATACGAGAGTAGGAGATGCAAAAGTTCCGCCAGCTTTTCTTATGCGATAAAAACCACTACCACCAGCAACGCCTCCATAAAAATCATGATCAAATAAACTCGTAGCAGAAGTGTTCACAGTGTATTCTGTAACCAAATTAACAGATGTTTTAAACACAGAAAGTCCAAGTTCTTGAACAGCAAATTTAGCTGTATTATTACTAGTCCCAATACCAACATTACCATTAGCAGCGATACGTACAGCTTCTGCCCAGTTATTGACATTAAATGTCATATAACCGCCAGTGGTATCGTTTCCACGATAAAAACCTATACCAGCATTATGAATATTATTAGAATATAACAATCCTAATCTACAAAATTCTGTGTTTACTGCTGTGCCTGATCCAGAACTTGCTGCTAGATTGAAATTAACATCGCCGCCAGAAGGTCTAGCCAATACCATCATTGGAGTATTTGCTACAGTCACAGAGCCGACATCAAAACGAGCTATTGGAGTAGTACATGCAGCAAGCCCAATATTGCCATTGGTTGAAATACGTAGGCGTTCCGATCCACTTACGTGAAAATTTAATGGTACAATGCCAGTATATAGTGTAACAATCTGATCGGGTGTTCCTCCGACGATTCTAGCGCCATCACCGAATGCTGCTAACGTTTCATTAGAAGAAACGTTAGCATATTTTATATAAAAAGCGCCACCTTGGTTTGTGCCTGAACCGCCTCCAACTCTTATAACGCCTAAGTCATTTTTATAAACATCTAAAGGATAAATAGGATTATTCTGCCCAAACCCAATATTACCATTAGCAACGAAATAAGCTGCTGTTCCTACAGTGAATGTATTAGTAAAAGACCCATTAGCATATGTTGCCTGATTAGCAACTCCACTAAAACCAGAAGAATTGATAGCAATACCACCAACATTAACAGAAGTAATAGCACTAGAATTTACCGTAATAGCAGTCGCTAATACGTTAGCACTATTTGCAAGTCTGGCTAGATCGTTTGTTAATGTTGACATTTAATAACCTTTTTGTTGTTATTTATTGCGTATTTGCTGAAGATTGAAAATCTTCATTTCTTTGCGCTGCAGTCTTAACCCAACCATTAGTAAAAGCTGCAGCTACAATCTCTTCTCTTGAACTAGGAATTGTCTGACCAGCCTCTAGAAACTTTTCGACAGCAATCTTAACGATTTCGTCGATAGCAATGCGAGCTCTTTCGTGTGCTGCATTCTGAATCCAATCATCAACAGAAGCGGCTGCGTACTGCATAGCTAAATCTTCTGTTTCTGTATAATTTACTGTGTAAGTTGTCATTGTTTATCTCCTTTAACTCAACAAAGTTATCGATAAAGCACATCTACTGTCGCTTGCTGATGTTTCTAAAGTTCCTCCACCAGTAACGGCAAAAAGAGCAACATCTATATAGTCGCTCGCATTACCTGATATGACTCCTGTTGTGCTAAATTGCTGATATGATACGCCAGAACCAGTTTGGAAAGTACCAAATATGCCAGAACCATTTAATCTCAAATATAGATTATAATATTGAGCAGTTACTCCATTAGTTTGAATAGACGCTGTTACTAGATATTTGCCAGTAACAGGCAAAGTGAATCTGAATGTCGATGTGTTAAAATGACTTCCTACGTTATTGAGCGCACTGTTAAAAGGAACTACTTGACTTCCAGAAGCTATAGTTATGCTTGTTGCGCTGCATACAACCCTACAGTATGGCTGATTAGACGCAGTAACATGACCAAAGCTGTTAATACGCATTGTTTCGGACATTGTAACAGGCGAACCAATTGCTACTGTCTGTATCGCTCCTTGAAAAAATCTTACCTCTGCGCCATTTAAAGTAATGGCATTTCTTGCAATATTAATACTAGTGGAAGATAAAAAACTACCAGTAGCAGATAAAGATGGTGTTACTGCATATCCAATGACTGGACCACCAGAAGAAAATTCTGTCCCAATATTAGTCAGCGATCCTGCGCCATATATTCCTTGTAATATTGTAGAACCAGCAGTTGATGTGTTGGTACCAGCCTTTATTATTCCGCCTGACACCTCTAATTTTGTTGATGGCGAACTTGTTCCTATACCAATATTACCCAAAGAATTAATGACTAATATATTGTCAGTATAACCAACAGCATTCAGTTTAAGAAAATCGTTTGCGCCAGCGTTAGCGGTCCATTCAAACGGTACAGTTGGCGCTTGTAATCTAAAAGAACCACTAACATGCAATTTTGATGCTGGCGAAGTCGTCCCTATACCAACATTACCATTGGCAGCAATATCAATGCCTCTATTATTAAAATCTATACCACTGGCATATAATCTCATTGCTGTGCCTAAACCACCATCATTACCAGCAACGATATTAAATGTCATATCGGTTGGACCTGTGCTATTAGTATAACTGTAATACACAGAAGTTCTTGGGAACGCAAAAGAACCATTAGCATAAGATAACAATGGAGCAGCTAGATGAAGGCCATTCCACCATGGTCCACTTAAAATAGCGTTATTACCACCAATCGGAGCGATATCTAATCTATTTTGAAATGTCGAATTCGATGTTGGTTTGATTATACCAAACCCAGCGCTGATAGTAGATCTGAATTCTAGTGTGTTATGCGTTAAATAACTGTTAGCTGTAGAATTGCCTACAAAATATGTCATTATACTATCTCTTCGAGTTTGATCTTAAATTTCTTACCATTCTTTTTATTTATGATATAAAGATCATTTTCGCCTTCTTGTATTGTCCAAGAACCAGTAGTACCATCAACATCATTACCACCAGAACCTTCGTTAGATAAGTTCAAGTCTCCTGTATAAATGTTAGCCCATCTAAGAGAACTAGAACCAAGATCATGAGAATTGTCTGTGCTTGGCGTAATATTACCAGCAACTACTAACCTATCGCTCGGCGAGGAGTTGCCGATGCCAACATTACCAAAACTATTAATACGAATTCTCTCCGAACCAGCATTATTAAGCGTAAAAATGCCAGAAGGTTCGTTATTATTAATGACAAATAGACCGTTTTTATATTTTACAATATCAACAGTAGTAACACCGGTGCCAGCAGCATTAGCAGTGATAAATCGCATAATTGCGCCAGCTGAAGAACCTGTATTGGCATTCTGAATATCAAAATACCTTAACGAATTACCAGCTTCTGCAGCTGTACCTATATTCACATCACCAGCAGCAGAAATAGCCATTCTTTGAGCATTGTTGGCGCCAAAGACAAGACCGCCATTTGCTCTATTATACACAAAAGCAGTAGAATCTGAATCTCCACCAAGTAGACCAACATCAAATTGAGAAACTCCAGTGCTTCTGTAAGAAATAAAACCTGGAGTGCCAGCAGATCCTAAAGTAAGAAATCCATTAATAAACGAATTTCCGCTTACTGATAATTTATGTGCTGGTGTTGTATTACCAATACCGGTATTGCCATTACCATCAATATTAAATACTGCATCGCCGCCTGCCCTAGAAATCTGGAACGAGTTAGCAGCAGGAGAACCAATATATACAGGATTGGAACCAGTTCCATAAAACAAACCAAGAGCATATGGTTCGTTCGAAGGTCTTAATATAGTTCTACCGCCTGTTACGGCTAATTTGCCGTCAGGCGAAGTTGTTCCAATACCAAAATTACCATTAGCAGCTAAAAGAGCGTGTGTTGTATTATTAGCCAACAAACCTAAAGGAACGTTTGCTTGTGTTCCTATACTACCACCGCTTAAACTAGTTCCTCCTAAAACTGCAAAAACTGTTCCAGCTTCAAAAGCATTAACTTCCAAATAACCATTGGCAGTTCCTGATCTGAATTGAACTGCTCCAGAAGCGCCAACTACTTGTAATCTTGCTCCTGGAGAAGAAGTGCCAATACCAACATTACCATCACGAGCAATTCTTAATCTTTCTTGATTGCCAATACTAGAATTTGATGTTAAAAATACCATATCCATTGGAACAGTAGTTCCAGTATCACCAGTTTGTAATGCTGCTATGTATCCAGAAAGTATACCAGAACCACTAGAATTCGAACCAGTAAAAGCAATAGTGCCTAAAGTATCTCCATTAAGAGATGCGCCAGAGCCTCTTGATTTAATACAAGAGAAATATGCGCCGCTAACATCATTAGCTGTATTGTATAATTGTATTTGTGGTGTATATGAATTATTTGATATCGCTACAATCGGAGTTCCGGCGTTTGATGTAATTGTGCCAGTAAAATATGCCGAACCTCCAACTGATAATTTATGCGCTGGTGTTGCGTTACCAACGCCAACATTACCATTAGCAACAAAGTAAACAGCGTTACCAAATGTAGCAGTATTACTTCCTAAAACTAAAGTTCCGCCATCTAAACTGGTATTAACTGTGCTATTACCAATTTTCAATAATGAACCATTAAGAGCAATGTTACCAGCAGTAATCTGCGTATTAACTGTTGAATTACCAATATTGATAGAATCAGTACCAATAGTTAAATTGGAACCAACAGTAATAGTGTTAGCGCCTAATGACACATACGTTTGATAACCATAAACATCGACGATAAAACCATTTGATGGTGTTGAATAGAACCCAACATTAGCGCCCGAACTAATATCAACGTCTGTACCTGGTATCTGTTTAACACCATTCAAGAACACCAATACGCTATTAGCGATATAACCACCAGTTACAACGAAACTATTAGCAGTTCCATTAGCAGTAAACTGTTGCGAAACGATTGTATTAACACCAGTAGAATACAGACGTGATTGACCAACAACATCTATAAAAGATCCATTGGCTGGTGCTGGCGATATAGTAAATTCAGACCCAGAAGTAACATCAACTTCTATGCCGTTTCTTAACATTACACCGTTAAGAAACACACTAATAGTATTAGGTACATATCCGCCAGTAACTATGAAGGAAGTAGTAGAACCATTGGCTGTATATTGCTGTTGAACAGGCAAAACACCGCCGATCGGCGTAAACCAATATGTGCCATTTCCACTAGAAGCAAGTACTTGACCATTAGCTCCTTTAGTATTATTGGCTGTTATTGAATTTACTATTAGATCTTTAGTATTCTCAAATCTACTCGTAGCTGATCTGTAAACAAGCATATCACCATTGGCAATGCTTGTTAATTCTACTCTTTCATCGTCAGCAAGATCAGAACCAAATGTTGGTCTTACGAACAGAATACCATTTGAAGCAGAGTGAATAACAATAGCAACAATTGTTTTGTGGTTTGGTGCTGTTGGTTTAGTAGCAGTCAATCCACCAGTATTGGCAGGATCAGCGTATAGAATAGAACCGTCTGGCCAAGCTGTTGTATTAATGCCGCGAATTTTACCAAAATGAGCCACATAACCATCACTACCATTTGTGATGTTTTCTGTAGCAACACCCATAATATAATGCGAAGGAACAGAATTGTTCGCTATGGCAGGAGTTACTTTAATTCTACCTGAATTGCCAATTGTGCCATTGGCCATAACAACAGTTCCTTTTGTAATAGTGGAACCTGTTGCATTTCTGACTAAGTAAACAGTTTCTTGGCCGATCTTAAGGATAGAGTTGTTACCAGCCAAACCAAGATCAAGCGTTGATTCGTCCGGATTCCATGTAAGGACTCCAGAGGTAGCAGTAATACCAGCGTTTGTGAAAGCGATAGAATTGACGGTAGCATTAGCAATGAATGCTGTATTTGTTACTCTTATAATTGTGTTGTTAGAACCAATTTCGAAAACATTGGTTCCGTCTGAAGAGTATAGAATTTTGTCGGTAAGGTTTAGACCAAGCTCGCCGATTGCGAGAGTAGATGTATTCGGTACCTTGCCTGCGACCGATGAACGTCGCAGTTTGAACACAGTGTTTGCCATTCTAGGCTCCTAACAAATCCTAGTATATACTAGGTATTAAAATTCATCAGGAGGTAATATTACCTCTGTTGGTTTCTTTACCACCTTTTTTGTTTGAGGCAATTTAGCCTTCAAATCTTCATTTTCTTTATAAATTTTATTTAGTTCTTCATCACGTAATTGTAATTCTCTACGTATTTCAGATGTTTCTTTAGTGGAATTTTCAACGTTCTTTTTATAATCTTCCAAAGCACGAACAGCATTATTATGATCAGCTGTTTTTTGAGCAACAGCTGTTTCTAATTCACGAATTCTGTTCTCAAGATCTTTTATTCTCTTATTGTAACTTTCTTCTCTTCCTACCAGTTGATTCTTTTCAACTGTGAGACTCTGCAGACCATTAGTGGCTTGTGAAACTAAATCAGTCTGAACAGCCAATTCTTTTTTAACTGTTTCTAATTGTTCTAAAACTTCATTATAAGAAGTGCTATAAGCCATCAATTTAATTTCAAAATCAATGTTCTTACGCATAGAATCCAGAAGCAATGTTTCGTGCTTCTGGATATAAGCTGTTAAATAATTTTCTCTATCAGTACCTTTTTCGCTTGACTCCATAATAAAACTCCGGTATAATTACTTTGTTGAAGAGAAATACATATCAGAAAGATCCACCATCCAAATAGTCATAAAGAAGAGCAGTACCATTAGACTGTAGAACGAATCCCTCGGATCCTAGTACTAGCTGAGAATAACCATTGGATGTATTACCTACTAGAATTGCCTGATTCGTTGTAGTCTTGTAACCTGTACCACCATCTATTCCTGCAAGAGCAGTTGTTAGAGTTAGAGTATTGGCTACGATATTTACGCCAATAGTACTGTTAGCTGTAATCTGAACGTTAGAGCTATTGGCAACGAATGCACCACCGACTCCATAAGGCGTTAGGAATGCCTGGAGAGTACCAGTTGCCGCATTAGCAGCTATAGTGCTAGCTGTATTAGGATTAACTGGTGTTGCGAATAGTTTGAAGTATGGATTCGTTACAGAAGAATCGCCAGCAACACGGACGAAACCTGAATACCATACTGCCGAAGAGTTACCAGCTGGAGAATACCAACCAGTGTCGACAAGATCTGTTGTTAGATTATTGTCGCCAAGAGAGATGATATTATCGTTTACAGAAAGAGTTGCAACATTAATAGAAATAACAGTACCAGAAACAATAAGGTTTCCAGAGATGTTGGCATCGCGAACATTAAGAGTTGCAGAAGTGGCATTGACTGTTCCGCCACCGTATACAAGAGCAGTACTGTTAACGCTATAATTTGAACCAACAGTGTAAGACAGAGCGTTAACAGTACCAGTATGATAGATACCGCTCTGATTAGCAACTAGATAACCTGGTATATTGATAGCAGAAGAAACGTTGGCTGTGCCAGTAATAGTTAAACCAGCATTACCGTCAATCAAACCAGTTGCTGAAATTGTATTGGCACTAATTACCCAACGTTGATCAGCGTCACCAAGTTCTGCACCTACTGTATTGGATAAAGGATAATTACCAGAGGTATTAGAGAAATTTCCGGCTGTAGAATGAACAGCAGCATTAACAGTTCCAACAACGTATACGCCAGTTAAATTGGCTGTGGCAATAGTTGAGTTTGCAAGAGTCTTAACAAGAGTGTTATCAGATTCGATGGTAACTGTTTTGTTATTGCCTTGAAGGGCGATTTTAGCATAGTTACCGTCTGTATAATTACCACCAATAACACTAAGAACACCGTTATTATCTGCCCAACCACCACGAACTTCTAGGAAGCTGTTAGAAAGGCTGATAAGTTGATTGTTACCAGTAGCTCCAAAAGTAATGGAGTTACCGATGAACATAGTGTTGGTAACTTTATCGAACGTAAATCCAGCAGTAGCGTTAGCAACGCCTGAATCGTTGAACTGGATCTGAGTGTTAGCGCCGGAAGTACCCGTTCCCCAGTATATGGCTGTGCCATTGGTAACAAGAACCTGGCCATTGGTACCTGCTGAACCATTAGCTGTAAGAGTGGCAATTACTGCATTGGCTACAATAACCTTATCAATGCCCCCAGTCGTATTAGCGACAAGAGCATGATTATTAGTCAATACGCCTGGGTACTGAGCGCCACCGATCCTTAGAACGCCAGATCCGTCTGGGAGTCCGATATGAAGGGTGTTACTGGCTTGGGTGAACGCCAATTCACCATTTGAAAGACCTGTTACTGTAGCATTAGCTACCGATCTTTTGATCTGAATTCTATTGTTGGCCATCTAGACAGCGCTCCTTTGAAATTTTATATATTTATAATTTTAAAAAACTCCACCATCTAAATCGCCTACTATATTATCAAAATCCAATGGTTTAACCTGATAGGTGTCGGTAATATTGTCGTATATTAAAGTAGATCCGTCGGTTCTTTGAGTCAAACCTACGTCTCTTAATTCGTCTATAGTATCCAGCCCACTAGACAATACGGGAGCATTTTTAAGCGTTACGGGTACAGTTGTGTCAATAACGCCAGCTGTAGCGTTTGAGGATACTCTAACATTTCTTTTTCTTGAAACAACAACATTTACCATGTATTATCTCGTTACTTGTGGTGTCACCGTTACTATTCCTTCAACAACTCTAGATATAGCGTTTGTAGAAACATCTGTCAGTTCTACGTCATAAACATATCTTCCTGCTGTCAAAGATCCAGTCTGATTTGCGGTAAGATTTAACATTATCTGCCCGGAATAAGAATTGATAGAAGTAGTAAAAATTGTAGCATTCGAAGAAGTATACCACTTTCTCATCTGAGCGTTGGCAGAAAATCCATCTAAATTTAGAGCGTCTCCATTATCATCGGTTAAGTCCAATTCTACCGAAAACGTTGTTCCTTGATCTATAACTAGATTAGCCTTTGTAGCCATTAGGTGTTGATCCTACTAAACGATACTGTTGTTGAAGTTGAAACTGGTGTATACTGCAAAAGACCATGAGTTGCATTAGAGGAGACATTAAAAGTTCCTAAAGATGCAACATTGAATATTGTTGCGTATTCTGTACCAACCATAGCAGTAGAATTTGTTGTTGCTATAACTTTAGTGGCATGTCTTCTACCGGTTGTTATATTATCAACAACATTAACTAACCATTCGTAAGCGTCGTTATCGGAGAGCAGTACACTGTCAATAACTTGAGCCGTTGTTCCTGATGTTGTCACCGCATTATTAGTTATGGGCAAAGTAGGTAGATTGCTCCAAGAACCATTGGCGCTTAGGAATGTATTACCTTGAGTCCTCTGAGTGTTATTAGGGGGTACAATGGTAATAAAAGAAGTCGTAGAAGTATTTCCAAGAATTATTTCTGTATTGACAGATATACTTCTGGAAGTTGACACATTACCAGAAGCGATAATTTCTCCAGAATACAAACCCCATCTGTTGTTAATATTACCTAGATTGTAGGTGTTACCAGCTGGAATAACATCGCCAATAGCAACACCAGTATAAGCCAAATTACCGCTAACTTGCAAGTTTCCTCTAACGAACAAATCACCACGGACATTGGCATATGCAGCACCAGAAACTCCACTACAAATATCTACGTTACCAGTGCCAACTATATTAGCGTTTGTAGAAATAGAAGTAGCATTGATAGTGGTTGTCTGTGTTCCATTAGTAGCAAAAAACGCTGTAGAATTGACTGATGTGTTTACAGAGGTACTACCTATACGCACAGTATTAGCATTTACTGAATTAGAAACAAACACACCACTAGTATTAGCTATGACAACAGATCCAACAGAATGAACAGCAGCGTTTACTGTGCCAGTAGTCCAAAAACCAGTGGAATTAGAGATAGTAGCAGTTCCTACAGTGAATGATGCAGAATTTACGCTCGTTACAACACGAAGATTAGAATCAAAATAAACATTACCTCCAACCGACAATCTATCGCTAGTGATGAAAGATGTGTTGTTTATTCCTACGCCGGATGTATTTGAAGTAACTAATATATTACCTGAAGTATCTCTGAAATTGTGAGTGTTTGCTTCATATTGATTTACGCTTGTACCAGAGAAACCTATTCTAATCCCGGCATTAGAATTAACGTCAAAAACTCTAAATCTAGAATCTGTGTTAGTAGAAGAACCAACGCCTACATTTCCGTTGGATGCTACTCTAAAAAATTCTGTAGTGTTGTTACCAGCAAACAGAGAATTACCAGTAGTTGATACGAAATATCCACCCCAACTAGATGTCGATTCACCAACGACACCAACATTAGAAGTTGATACACCATAAACGCCATAGCTAGTATTAGAAATACCACGAATAGCATAGTTAGTATTAGAGAAACCAACAACAGCTTCGTTATTATTAGAATATGCTGTGATAGATTGATTGGCCGAAGTATTGGAACCTACAGTCAAAGTGTTTAGATTAGCAGTTCCAGTATGATATATGCCTGCAGTGTTTGCAACGAAATTTGTTGCAATATTAACAGAAGATAGTACGTATACGTTGCCATTGATAGATAGAGCATGCGCCGGAGAAGCGTTACCAATACCAACATAGCCAGTAACTGCTACTCTGAAGAATTCTGTAGTGTTGTTACCAGCATATAGAGAACCGCCAGATTTAGAAGTGAATATACCACCCCAACCACTATTAGCAGAACCCATAACACCGTAACTTGTTTCCGAAGATCCAGAAACACCAATGCCAGTATTAGAAACACCAGAAACACCAACACTAGAATTCGATTTACCATATACAGCGTAATAAGAGTTTGATTCGCTGTAAATAGTAACATTATTATTAGAATATGCAGTTATAGCTTGATCCGGAGAATTAATAGAACCCGCAATAACTGCAGTTGTGTTTATTGTAACATTACCTGTCGTTATAATTGAACTGTTGACGAATGAAGTTCCAATTCTTAAATGAACAGGAGTTAAATTGGCGGTGCCGGAAGAATTCGACATTTGAACCATTGTCGAATTGACTGTAGAGTTTACAGTTGAATTACCAATCAATAATGTTGAAGTATTTGCGTAAACATTAGCGCCAATAACTATCGTAGAAGAATTAATTACAGGAGTCCCAGTAACTGTTGGGAACGACACTGATGTACTGTTTACTACTACGTTTCCAATTGTTAATGTATTGTATGTTAAGTTAGAATTAACGTTATTGTTCGAAACTCTGAAACTTGTAGAAGTTAATACGGTATTAACAATATCATTACTTTGTATATAAACGCTAGTTTTATTTACAACTAGATTTCCGTTGATATCACCAACAAACAAAGCTGAAGTGTTGATAGCAACATTATCATTGACCAGAACATTATTAGCTCTGATAGAAATTGGCGTGATGTATGTATTACAAGTATTATTACCTAAAGTAAGAGTAGTCGTATTTACTGTGAAGTAATAGTCTTCGCTAACAGAATTAATAGATGAAACATTGACAGTAAGAACACTATTAGTGTAAACATTGGCAGCTGTTAAACTATTAGCAGAAAATCTACCTGAAATTGCAGCATTGCCAGCAGTTTGGGCTGAAGCCAAATTTGCTGTGGTTGTAATCACACAATTTGACATTAGCGTTGCAAGTTCGTTTGTTCTTGCACGCCAAAATTCAAACGTGTTATTTAATTCCGTATTTGCTACATTAATTGTCATTCTAGATCTTCTCTGCTATAGCCTTAAGAACATTTTTGATTTCAGAAATATCATCATCAATTCTTTTTATTTTTTCTTTGAAAGATTCGAATTCTTTTTCTTTTTCTCTTTTTATTTTATAAGCTAACAGAGCAGCGTTATTTTTGTTTAATAACGCTCCTGTAGTCAAATCTCTATACAAACCTTCTTTTTCAGTTTTCTGTTCCATCGTATTATCTCTGTAGTGCAATGACTCTAAGGTCACCAACTTTAGGAACTAACGCTGAACTTATACCATCAGCATTACCATATAATCCAATCTTAATTTGGAACTGTTTGAAACCCTTAAAAGTGTTTCCTTCAGAAGTATATTGTAATATACCATTACCGTCATAGTTTTCAGGATTTATAGAATAATCAAATTCTAAGAAATCTCTATTGTTTACGCTTGAACTATAAATCGAGTCAAAATAGACCATTGGCGTCCATTTTTTATTACTCAACCCTTGGAAGTCTTCTGCGTTAGCAACTTTAAACCAAACTTTAACATCGGTTCCAACTGGTCTGTATGCAGTTACCTTAACTATCAGATCTTCTGCGTCTTGACCCTCTGCTAAAGTAATGACTTTACTAATATATCTATTTATTAGACCGCCTCCAGAGATTTGGTTTTCGGATTTAGAAACGCTTACAAGATTAGCAGTTATGCCTTTGCTTGTTGTACCTGTAGATTCATATACAGTAATTGTTTCGGCGTTTGCATATCCGTTTACATCAGTAATACATGTGTTTCCTATAATAGATGTAACATAACCATTTACTGAACCAACGATCTTATCACCTATGATTATGGTATTAGCTCCTTCGTCGATGTTGTCCAATATTAATACATCCGGATCGTCTGCATTAATTAAATTATGAACATAAACGCTGTTGCCTCTAGATAGATCGATAACTGGAGAAACAAATGCACTAGAAGTAGTCAATGTTGCTCTAGATTGCGAACTTGGGAATCCAGAATTCAAAGATATTTCATTTACTCTAGAAAGTATCTTATTTTCCTCGTAAAAATCTGAAGAAACGTCTGGTAATCCAGGATAATAATTCCCATATGTGTTTGTATCAGATCTAAAACCTCTTTTTTCGAATCCACAAGAAGTGTTTCTAAAAGTTAAATAATGAGGCTTCAAACATGTGGTAGAATATGGATAATAAGTAAACGAATCAATAACACCAACGTTCGCGCTCTTTATTCCTCTAACTACACCGTTTGCTAGATACAAACCATTAGATTCTTCAACAACAAAAATATTATTCGCACTATCGTAAGATTTTAGTTTTCCTAAACCACTGTATATACCGTTAACAATAGCTGAAATATTCTTAAGAGTTCCAGCAGAATTCTTAACAGTAACAGTTTCAGTATTAGAGAAACCAATTCCTGTGGTAGAATATGTTGATCCAGCGCCTATTGCAATAACATTACCAACAGCGCCTGAGCTTGAACCTGTGAGAATATCACCAACTATAATAGTATTTCCTGTTGAAGTTATGCTTGTCAGTGCTAGTTTATCTGATCCAACAATTTCTTCACCATAAGTAGTGAAAACACCAGCGCCTGATTTTAGTTTAATGTATTCTTGAGGAATATTGCCAAGTATAGCAGTTCCTGTACCAACAGCAAAGTTTGCTCTGTTGAAGGTGCAAGTCAAGTCTACGTCAGGAACCATATCATAGTTAGTATTGTTATTGGTAGTATAAAGCGTTCCTGTCAATCTTCTACTGGTAATTTGACTGTTAGTGAGAACATCAGTTTCGCCTAGTCTTGAAACCCAGAAATAAGTGTCTGGATTCAAGCCTTCAGTGTGAATAACAAACGCATAAGAAGTATTATTCATTAAGTAAACGGGCGAAGGGAAGTTTACCTTTGTGGCTTGGAAATTAGTTGTTCCAACAGGATTCAATCTAATTCTAGGATCATTTCTCTTCATCCAAACTTCAGAATAAGGAACCTGATTCTTAGTAACACCACCAGCGTTCATTTCTCTAATTTCAAACCATACTCCAAGAGTTGGGTGCATTGATTCGATGAAAATGTCCACAGAAGTTAAGAAAATACCATCTTCTGTTGGTGGCACATCAACTTTGAATGAATATGCCATACATGAACAAGCCCAAATTTCTAGAGTTTGTCCCTTTCCTGGGATAAATCTTTCTTCTGGGGTTGAATTGGTTTCAATAGTAGGAACAACGGTAGAAACAATAGTGTTTTGTTTCTGGGCGTTGATTCCAAGAGAAGTCCAATACCCTCTGGCATGAGAAGATGCATCAACAGCATTAGTTGGCGAGTCAGTTACAATTACTTCCTTGGTACCAACTTTGAAACGCTTACCAGTTGTTGGCAATCTCAAATCAAAAATAAGATCGCCGCCATCATCAGTAATAAGTTCTGCGCCTTCAGCTTTATAGCTATGTGGTCTATTACCAAAAAGATAATAATTCCACTGAGAACAATAATTGGTCATATTTTCTGAGTCAAAATATACCCAATATCTAGTTCTGGCTTTTAGACCTTGAACTGTTACAGTGATAGTCTGTGGTCTAATATATGTTGCTAATGTAACATCAGTTACGAAAGAACCGAGAGTTTGTGTTTCTGTGCCCCAGTCAAGAGACTTTTGAATCTTGCTTCTACGTTCTGTGTAGCCAGGGTCAGTGCCTTCGATAGCGAAAGAACGATAGTAATTATCAGGTGTATTACCACCGAAACCACCCCTGCCCATTTGAATGGCTATATCTGGGTTCGTTGACCAACCAAAATAACCAGTAACTAATTGGCCATTAGCTAAACGAAATGGTGATCTTGGATTATAATTTCCGCTTGGATTCTGAGCATAGTAACCACCAGGAAGAGTGTTTGTTTTAACTGGTTTAGCAAAATCTAAAGCGTCTTTATAACTAGAGAACGATCCTTCTAATGATTTGCCGCCATCCCAGTTATTACCCCAACCTCCATCATTTGTTGAATAAACGTTATAGACTGGCTGTCCTACACTATATTTTTCCCAAGAGGTCCATTCTGTGCTTAACAAAATAGGATTAGGTAAATCGTCGCCATAAGTAATTTTTTTATCAACGGTGTTTTGGTCGCACCAAATATCAGTTTCTGGTCGAAAGGTCATTCTTCCAACGAATCTGTAAACACTATATTCAATATTTCTTCTTGTTGAAATGTTTTTCTGACTGAGTAATACCGTTTCGGTATATGGTCTTGTTAACAAATTACCAGTTAGTTGAACGCCAGAAGAACCTGAAGATTGATATTGATACTTTACAGAATCTGCTTCATGGAAAGGTCTGATACAATTTTCTTTAGAATCGATAGAGCATAGGTAATCTACATTTCTAGTATCGCCCAAAGAATGATCTACAAAACCGTCAACAAAGAATCCGTTTTTAAATCTATCCAGGCCAGTAGCAGCATCTGTGATATTTAAATCCGTTGCCGACTTTTCCAATAGAGTCAAAGCATTATAATAATCTAGATTATCAACTCTATTTTTAATAGTGCCAATATCCTTCATAGTATATCTTTTATTTGCAATATTTTTGGCAGTACAACCATATGTTTGATTGCCAAGCTGTCTTGCATAAGTTTCAGATAAAGAAGGATATGGTTTGATAAGAGCTCTAACCAAAGGCATAACATTATCAGGCGCAATAGGGCTGATAGGATTTATATCTGGCTTGCCTTTATATAAAATAAAATTACCATTAGTGTCCACAGCGACCAAATCTCTTCTAGCAAGATAATATGAATAATCAATATACATATTACTTCCAGGAATAGAAGTTCTCAAACCGCCTGTAGGAACATACAAAGAAGTGGTTATTGCTGGATTTACTGTTGCTGCAGAAATATTGCCAGATGAAGTAGCTTGAGTGCTAGCAGCTGTTGCAATTTTGTATGGTCTGAAATCCATACAATTTCTTAAATCAAATATTTCTCCGTATGACGTAGAATATACTGGTATTTGATATGTGAAAATTGTATTTTCAGAAACTGTTGTATCATCAACTGGATACGAATCAACAGAAAAATATCCAGCGCCACCGGTATAATCCGCCTCAAAATGATCCAATTCAACCAACAGATATTTGTTTTTAATATCAATACCACCTCTAAATACCAAAGAAGCATGGTCGTAAAAACAATCTCTTTGACCATCATCTAGAGCAAAATATGATGTAGCATCAGTACCATCAGTATTATTAACAAACGCACCAGTTTTAATTCTTATGGATCTTATTCTATAAACGTCCGATAGTCCCAAATTATATGGTCCAACACTATTAGCAACGTTAGTTGCTGTATTGATCATAACATAACGTCTAGGGCTCAATATTTTTTTGATTTCTTGAGCGCCACTTCTAGTAATATTATAAGTGATTGAACATGAAACAGAACCTGTTGTGTTTGAAGTATCTTCTTTCAAATCAACGGTCATAACACCAGAAGTTGACAGACTAACGTCTCTGATTACACCCGAACTACCCTTCACAGTTAAATCAACTATATCGCCCGCTATGTATGATCTATAGATTGTATTAGAAACTGGGCTAGTAGAAAGAGTTCCCACAATACTCATCGATATATCGCTGTATACGGTGTTTACGAAATAGTAATTACCGCCTACTTTGATTCTATCCCCAGAATTCAATCTAGAAAAATATGTAGAAGTTCCGACGAGATTACCTTGTCCAGAAGTTCCGGAGACCACTCCAGATGGCGAGAACAAATGAATATCTTTATTAGCATTAACAGTAAGAAGAATAGTTCTTTTTTCAGTTGAAGAAAAAGAACCAGTAGAATATGCTAATTCTTCTTGATCAGAACCACTTAAAGATAAAGTTAGAATACCACCGGTGGCAAAATTTGTGTTTCTAGATTCTGTTCTGCTAAAATTGAAAATAGTATCAGAAATACCATTAGTGCCTCTAAGCGATCTAGTATAATCAGTATTTACCTTATAAATTAAGGTATTAAGATTATAATCGTTATATATCGGAGTGTTGTTTGAATTTAATTGAACATCAGCAAAAAACGTAGAATTAATACCTACTGATCTAAGATTTGTAATATTGCCATTTGAAAGCTGTGTATCATATAGATATAATCTATACGAACCATTTGCCGAACCCTGTATTCCGGAATCATATGCAAAATATTTAACTCTGGCAGTACCAATTAATCTGCCAGTATTTGCTGTTGCCAATGTAGTCTTATTTGTGATTCTCTGTTCAGCGGCATCATAAAGATTTACTAAAGTTCCAGTATCTAGAGATAATGTTCCTAATGCTTCTTTTACTAGATAATATCCACTTGTTCTTGCATTAATAGTTTCGCTATTCTCAGATTCGTATTCTATACCCTTATCAGTAATAATATGTTGTGTGATTAGCTTATTAACTTCATATCCTTTTACGTAAGCAACACCAGGATCAATGTCAATAGTTAGTTTTTGAGAATCACCACCTTCGGACAACGAAAACAAACCTTCGTTTTCGTTTACGTTTAAATGTTCTCTTACTCTTGCGTTAAAACCAGAAACATAATAATCGCCTGATTCGTCGAAAGTTCTTTTTGCGAATTCGTCATAAATTCTCGCATATTCAGTTCTTTCTTTAGACTGTTCAATAATGCCGTTCTTAATAACACAAAGAATTGAGAAGTCAGGATCGGTTATTTCTGCATCATAATCTTCAACCGTAAGAACAGGATCTACTGCAAATCTATGAGCTCCTGGAGCGTTTTCATTAGGAGATCCCAGTGCATTATCCAATAAAGATGGATCTTGTAAATCTGTTACAACTGATTCTACAACCTTAAATCCTACTATAACAGAAGGAGTTGTAGTATAAAAAGAAAGCGCTGCTGTTTGTGCAGGAAAGGCTGCAAAAAATCCTTTCGAGAACATTACGCCTTGTGAAATGCTAAAGATAGTTCCTACTGAGTTGCAATCTTCTTCTACAGTTTTAAAGAAATTATTAGGATTGCTATTGTCAGTAACAATTTCGTCCGTCAGAAAGAAATTAGTATCTGTGCCTGATTTTGTATATCTAACGAAAAATACATAAACATTATTATCGAAATCATAGTCTACGTGTTTTATGTAAGCTTCGACGCCGGAAACAGATCCAGTAACAATTTTTCCAACAAAATATGATGATTCTAGATCTTGAGTTAACGAAGCCACCTTTACGGTGTCTATTAGATGTTCGTAGTCAAAAGAACCATCTAATACTATAGCTCCATTCTTAAATACATGCTGACCAAACCTATCAATTTGTTTCTGCAGAATAGTCTGCATTTGATTAAGTTCGCGTGCTTGAATAGCTGAAGAAGGTCTAAAAAGGACTTTATAATAATTTTTATTTTCATCATAATCGTCAAAGTAAGGGTTGACGTTAAAATTTGTGTTTATTGGCATTTTCTAATCCTACTTAAAATTCTACAATCAACTTGAATGATTCAGTCTGCGTGTTTGATCTTTCAACTGTATTTATATTCTGAACATAAAGAGGGCTAATGTCTTTGGTGTAAATAGCGCCCTCTGAACTTATAGTTATATTGAGGGTAGGTGTACCATCTTCATAAGTAATTCTCTCGCCGTCTTCGAAGCTTCTATCTCCAGCAACATACATCGCTGTACTGTTGACAAATGTAATGATTCCTTTAGCGCCAGAACTCTCACCATAGATAATATCTTCAACATCAAAAGTATAAAATATATTGTTAATGTCAAACTTCAAAAGTTGATTAAAAGTATTAGATTGGTATCTGTTTTCGCTTTTTTCGAAATTCGTATCCATAGCGTAGGGATTTTTCAACAATCCAATTTTAGAATATTTGATATTGTCGGGTATTGTTGATAATTCATTATTAGAGAATCTAAAAGCAACACAAAACCCTTTAGCGTCTAATTCTGATGTTGGGTCGCTTCCATGGCCTCCTGGAGGAGGAACAATAGCATAAGCAGTAGCACCAGAACCCCAAAGAGTGTTACTTTGGATAGAAACTTCGGCTCTTGTAATACCAGTGCCAATATCAAGCATAACTATACTACCAATAGAATTCTGATAAGGGTTAATCGTAGTATAAGCTTTTGGTCTAGCTCCCAAATCAGCGTCTGTATTAAAAACTACTCTTGGGCTAATTTTATACTGAGTTTCACCTTCGATTATATTATCAGGGTCAATTCCTTCGTCTTGCACTCTTACGAAATTACCAGTAGTGTTAGAAATATATTGTTTAACATATGTTAACTGAGAAGTGGTTTCAAATGTATTGTAAATATAAATTCCGTTATTAGTATAAAACTCATTAAGAGATGATGCGTTTGAAGAAATCTGAATCATAGTACTATTTAATACAGCTTCTACGACACCATCATGATGAGCGTCGTAACCAGATCCTGGATTAGTTAACACTACAACTTCTACGCCCGAATAACTTGATGCAGTAGCAAATATGTTTTGATCTGTATAAACCGGAATATAATCGTGTGTTGCAAACTTATCATAATTTGCAGAAGAAACTGAGTAAACATAGCGCCAAACATAACCATCTGATGTTTGAAATGATAGTTTACCTTGAGGATCACCAATAGTACTAGGATCAATTGTTGAAGGGGATCCATTGGCATTATCTATGCATTTATATATTAGATAATTACCACCAACAATACCAGGAATACAAACAGTATAAAAATTGCTGTTAGAATGCACTGTATCTGAAGTGTTATCATACTCGTCAAAAACTTTTCCATATTCCCATTGTTTATTATCAATTACCAATACAACATCATTGTAGGTAAGTCGTTTACCAAAAAGCATTGACCAAACAGGATAATTTGTATCATAATCGTCATTTGCTAGTGCGGGAACAGTAAGACTAGCAACAGGATCGGCGGCAAAAGCGTAATAATCGCTTGTGCCCGATAGCATATTATCTTTCATCTCATCAATGATAGCTTTTTTGTATGCCGGCAGTAACTTACCCATTTATTAACCCTTACTTACCAATAGCAATATAAGATACGTTTGTTCCAGTAGTGTTAGAAGTTCTAATGTTTACATTGGAAACTGTTCTTGCTGTAACATATACATAATCAGCAGTATTACCTGTTGCAGTAACTGAATAAACAGCTGTGCTGAAAACGTCAGCAAAACTTGCATTTCCAGCAGTAGTATTAGCCAATACCCATCCCCAAACCATCTTAAGGCCATTAGGAAGATATGTATAACCAATAGCTGCTGATGTTGAAGAACCCAAAGTAAATCCAGTATTTGAAGTTACATTTGCCGAAGGTACAGTAGCCATTGTTGTGTTAATGGTAACATTAGCGCCTACACTGATTTTGCCAGGTTCAACGTTTGCCATACCAGAAGTGCCATTGGCAACACGAACAACACTGTAATCCATTACCAAATTTGCTGAGGTATTGCCAAAAAAAGCAGCAATGTTATTGACAGAAACGTTTGCGCCTACAAGAATTCTGTTTGGATGAATAATAACGGAGCCTTGCGTGTTATTAGCAACTGAAAAATTAGTTCCATTGGCAAATACGTTAGATGTAGCATTACCGACAGAAATAACAGAATTATTTACAATTGCACCAAAAGCGCCAGAAGAAGTATTACCAATAGTAAGCTGCGCAGCTGTCAGATTAGCAGTATATGTATTATTTGAAACTTGAATAGTATAGGTGTTTACTACTGATTTGGAAGAATTAGTAGCATTAGCAACCTGAACGCTTGGCGCTGCTGTTGAATTTGAAGTGATGATAACATTTGAAGTTGTATTTCCAACTGTTACCCAACTAGTGACTGTAGGATTACTGAAAGCATTGGCTAAACTTTCATTAACCTTAATCATAGCCACTCTTAGTGGATCGCCAGTACCATCATTAGCTGTCGTTCCAACATCAATTTCTTGATATGTACCCATAAATTTGTCCCCTTTTAATAAGCAATAATATCCGAAGTTACGAATCTAGAATTACTGTCTGCAGTCAAATGAACATAAATTTCACCATTAGAATTCAAATCTCTATCCACAGAAATAACAATGAAATCAGAGGTCTTTGATATACTGTCTACTCTGATAGTTTCGCTATCGACAGAAACTGTAGGAATATCTACATATTCATAATAATCATAGACATATGTATCTACTGTGAAACGATCCTCGTCGCAAGTAATGAAATCACCGTCAACCAAAGTATATAGTGTAACAGGATCAGTATTAGCGTATATTTGTTCATGAGCAATATTAAGCAAAGAAGTATTTAGATCTTTGTATAAATATTTCCCAAATAATTCAGATCCAGCAGTATGAAAAGTTTCGTTAAATATATCTTTATATTTAGAAAGATTTTTTGCAGCCCTTATTTCATAAGAATAATCTTGATAATAATAGCTATCTTGAATGTATTTATCAGAATCTAAGAAACTTCTAGTAGAATTCCAGAATCCTTTACCTTGTCCTATACCTTTTTTGTTTACTAATCCAGTAACTTCCACTAGAGTGTTAAACTCTACAAGTTCGGAAGTTAAGAATGCGCCTTTACCATTTTTAGTTTGAACAAGTACTTGCGGAGCTTGTCTGTATCCAGAACCTCCGTTCAACACTGTCGCGTCTACAATACCGCCTGTCGAATTAGTGGTTATAAACCCAGTAGCAATAGTTCCTGGATCTCCGCCAGCAAAAACTAATTTTTCATTATTGGCATAACCTGTGCCGCCTTGAACGATTGTAATAGCGTCGGAAACAGCGTTATACAAATAAGCTGTTACTTCTTCGCCTTCAACGTAACCAACTCCGGAATCCAAACTAGTTACTGATTTAATGGCATTATTTCCAGAACTAGGAACAGCTGTAATTCTTTCGTTCTCACCATTTATAGAGCCATTGGCGGTAAACATCAAAGTGTCATATTTGGCGAAATTTGCAGGTATAGTAGTTGGCGCCAAGAAATACTTTGAAGAATCAGTTGAATTATATATGGTATTTCCATATAGATACAATTTTGTATTGCTTACAACTTCTTTAATTACTTGAAATTCAACAGTATTAGAATCAGCACTGTTTGCTTGGAAACAAATTACATCGTTTGCTTCAAAAACTTCTGAAAACACAGTGCCAAAATTAGCATTAGTTATTTCATCAGTGGTAAGAGTAATGATTAGATTGTTTGTATAATTAACATAGTAATAAGAGTTGCCTGTCAAACCGTCTAACTCAGTGTTACCATCTGGTACTACATATTCGATTCTTTGTCCGAAAGTTAGTTCTGAATATTCTAAAGCTATAGAAGAACTATTGACAAAGTTTACGTAATAATACGTATTACCAGTCAAACCGGATAATGGAGTATTACTATTGGGCACTTGGTAATATACTCTATCACCTTTTGCAAAATGACTGCTAGCTGAATTTATTTTAATTGTGTCTGTAGAATAATCAAACCCAGTAGAATTTGCGTAAAAATTATATGTAGAATTATTTTTTAATAGTATAATACTATGAGTTTCATCAGAGTTTGCTCCAGGTGCAGTATTATTAATACTTACATTAGCAACTTCAAAATTACGACTTACCTTTATTGGTTTTATCCAATTACCTAAAAGACTGAACCCATTTCCATTTGCATAAAACTGAAACTGTGTGCCTGTTTCATCTTCAAGATAATGAGTTTCGGCGGGATTATCTGCTTCGCGGACAACAGCAAGAATATCTACGTTTGTTCCAAGAACAGGAGTTGAACCAGTAACGTAATAAGCAAAACCAACATCAAAAACTGCACCAGATCCGTTTGAAGAACCACCACTAGAATTTGATACCACAATAATAGGATTCAAATTAATAAAGTTTGTTCCTGGATTGGTGACTGTAAATGATAAATCGCCTCCAACGTTATTGGTAGTCATTGATAATGTAGCGTTAGTACCAAGAGCGTTAGCGGTAAGAGCAATAGATGTAGTATTTACGAAATTAATCCAATAATAATTGTTACCAGTTAAACCCCTCAGAGCTGTGTTATTGGTAGGAACTTGATAATAAATCTTATCGCCTTTTGCAAAATAATCGTCTGCTTGATAAATATAAATTACGTCAGTGGTGTTACTGAATCCTTGTGAATTCGCGTAAAATTGATATATTGCGCCATTACTAGCTACGATGTCATGCATTTCAGCAGGATCGGCAGCGCCTCTGGCGTCTCTTATGTTAACATTAGATCTTAAATTAACAACAGTAATAATATCTGTATTATCATAATTAGCAGCATTTCCGGAATAAATCAATTCTCTAACTTCTAAAGCGTCCGCAGAATACGAGACTACTCCAGGTAATTCGTTAGATGTGATTACTGATCTTGTGAATGTGGTAGCTGGTTTGGTATAATCTGAACCAATTTTAATATTTCTAAGATTGAGAATACGTCCAAAAGTGCCGCCTTTGTAAGTCAATACATTATTTAATGTTGAATTGATATTACCTATTGGGTTTTTATCAAAACCAAAAGTTGGATCGTTTAAATAAACTCTTTTATAATTAAAAATAATATCATCGTTATATATTACATATCTTTTAGAATAAAGATTACGAATATTAAAACTAGCGCCTGTGCCAGTTTTATCGTAAGTGTCATTATAAAGAAATGTTAGAGAATTTGCTGTAAACCCAAACCCGCTGCTTTGAACTCTAATAGTTAAAGAACCAATTTGTTTAAATACTTCAGCAACTCTTATTAGACCTTCTTTACCATAGGAAATAATATCGTCAGTAATGGGGTCTCTGTAAACTAATTTTAAAACGTCGCCAACGTTGAAGTCTTGTCCACCAATTGTAATATCAAGATTAAACATAGATCCAAGAACTGTTGGGGCTTGGTAATTAATTTCACTATTATCTAGAAAATCATAGCGAATTATCTTTTCGCCGATGATAAACTCGCCACCATTTGGCAAAACATTAGTAATATAAACAAGATTTACGATATCATTATTATATCTTTGTTGAACATAATTTTCAACAACAGCGAAAGTGTTAGAAGAAGTACCAACAATAGTTTTACCAACCCAATCTTTCATTACATCATTGTCAGTAATTTCTAGATATTGGGGTTTATACCAATTACCATCGGACACTCTCAATACATCATTGCCCGGAAGATAAATGTCAACGTCTTCGTCGTAAATTAATCTAAAAAGAAGCTTATAACAAAATATTGATCCTTTAGATCTATAAACATCAAGAATGTGTTTTAAAAGAAATCGTTTATTTGAAATAATATCAAAAGGAATACCATACAAATATTTTTTCTGAAAATGCTGTAAAAAGTTTTCTGTAGTATTATCGATATCTCTATTGTCGAATAAGCTTCTGGCTTCGCCAATAGGGTTGCCATCGCTTTCCATCCATTCATAATATGCTTTCATAAACAATATGAAAGTTGGACCATCTTCCTGATAAAACTGCGGAAACTGGTTCTCTACAAAATTAGAGATATATTTTTCTACTGCAAATTCCATTATTCTTTAGCTTCGATTATGGTTATAGATACATCTTCGGGTACTATTTTAATAATATTATTTAAGCCAGCAAAAATATCTACATCTTCGTTGCGGAGGTAAATTGAAATTTCTCCAGTATAAGAAGAAACTGTAATATTATTCAAAGTAAAAGATCCATCACTATATCTAATTTTACCAACTTCAACAATAGGTGTAATAATGCCATTTACTGGAGCATAAACTTTAATAATTGCTTTACCTGTATCATCACCAGTTTCTTCTGCTTGACCATCGTCAGCAAAATAAGCTTCTGGATATTCAACACCATTATATCTGTATGTAAATTTAGAAGAAATTAAAGAAGCGTGGTCATAATGAGATTGATATGTTGCCAAATAAAGTTCAGCGTGTGGTATTAACACGCCATTTTCGTAAACTTTTTTGGTCGGCGTTTCATATGTAATAGCATTTTTTGTGTTTATACTAAATGTTGTAGGATAATTCAACAAAGGCGCAATTTTTTTGACTAATCTCAAATATGTTTGATTACTTACTATACTAGTATCAGAATCGTCGATTTCTGCGGCCAGTCTACTGAATCTTAGATCTTTGTTAAATAATTCCAAATGATCTGAACTGTATTGAAGTATAGCATTCAAAACTTCTGTTTTTAGTTCTGAGACAGATTTACTTGTAGTATATATGTTATACTGAACAATTGTATCAAGCTTGACATACATGTATTCTGGATCAGATAGATCTAATCTATTAGGAAGAGCTACATATCTCAAAAGGAAATTTATTATTCTATTTTTCAGATAATCTGGAGCAATAGTTCCTATAACTGGCTTTATACAAACAATAACTCTACCGTATCTTTTAGGTTCTACATCTTGACCGCCAAATATAGCAACGTCTTGGATCTCGCCGCCAAAATTGTTTTTAACAAGAGCAGCATAATCGTCAGAAGAAACTGCTCTTTGTTGAGTTGCAAAATATCTTGGTGCAGCAAATCTTACAGATTCAATGGATTCTTGGGTAGATCCTCCTACAGAAGGAGAGACTGTTGTTATGGAAGAAACTGTCGCGATACCATTGTTAAACGGTCCAATGTCATCATCTAACGTGAATTCCTCAACGCCGTTGCCATTGTGCCCATTGGTGACAATATATTTCACAAGAATGGTAGCACCATTTTTAGGTTTTCTACCAAAATAACCATCGCCAAAAACAACTTCATATTTGTTGTTATCAGAACCTTGAACGAAAAATACTTCTGATTTATTATCAAGTTCGAATAATGTTTCAGAACGTGTAAATTCTGTGTTTGAAGAACCATTATCTTCAATTACGTATACTTCTAAAGAACTAGTATCAATATTTTGGTTGGAAAGAACAAATAATTGATTTTCAATATCATAATTCATCACAAACGAATCTTGAAAGTAAATACCTTCTTTGATTTGAAGATTGTCTACTACGAAAATGTTGTTTGTTGAAGTGACAGTAATTCTAGAATCAGTTACGAAGTTAAAGGAACCGTTAGAGTTTGACCCTGAAAATCTCGCCCCTTTTGGAATAGTAAGATTACCTAAAATTCCAGTAGTTTCAACCGTGAACGAAACATTAGCAACTGAAGAATGAGCACTTCTTGGTGTATAATTTAATTCTTTTGAATGAGATACGATTGAGTCATATTTTTGCGCCGAATCCAGGAACATCTCAGAAGCAACCATATTGAGATAAAAAGAATTCAAATATGAGTTATACGCCATAACGTCTAATAAAACGTTAATATTCGAGCCGTCGTAGTTATAATCTTTTAGAACAGATTGAGTTTTCAGAAACTCTTTAAAGTTATCTTTTAGAGTGTCAAAATCTAAAGAACTAAGTGTTAGTGAGCTATTTGCTGCCATTTATCTGACTCGTTTCAATAGTACAGTAAGAGTAATAGGTTCTGGATTATTTATTAAATTATAATAAATGCTTATTTCTAAAGAATTTTCGTTTGGTTGAATTTTAACTTCAACCCCTAAAAGGTTTGCTCTTGGTTCATTATTTTCTATGGTATTTTTTATGAAAAGTTCTAAGAGCGAAATGTCTTCAGGATACTGATTTTCGAAAAGCATAGAATAAACATCCGAGCCTATCATTGGCTGAAAGGGTCTTTCGCCTAAACTAGTTTTTATAAGATTTTTCAATGACTGATTGACTGCTTGTTCATTGGTAACTCTACCAATTTGATTACCAAAAGGAGTCATATCGAAATTAGTCAAAAAATCCGAAAAATATTCTTTTTGTTTTGTTGTGCCTGTTAAGGCATCTGCTCTTGTTATTGGCATTTATCCTACTTCTACTAAACTGCTTCCAGAAGAAGCTTTGGGATTACAATGTTGTCCACCAGCTGTTGGGCATAAATTGTCCGGATTGGCACTATCATTTACAACTATTATCTTTTTACCAGCAATTGTAATATATGATTTAGAAGCTATTAAACCACCGCCGCCATGTGTATTTTGATCATTTTCAACAGCCCATAATTTTCCATCTATAGTAACAAAACTCTGCCCACTAACAACTGTAGTAGCTCCGCATGATCTTTGATCGCCATGTCTATGCGCTTGACTCATTTACTATTTAACCTTGTTCGAACTTGATCTGTGAAGATTTAATTGTTATTGAGCCGCTTTCGATAACTATACTAGATCCACCAACTTTTAATGTGATTTTTGATTGAGAATCTATTGTAATATCAGATTGCGCTTTTCCTAAAATTTTGGCTGCAGAATTAATAGTAGCATCTGATCCTGTTTGAATCATCATAGTACTACCAGTTTCTATTTTACCTTTTTGTTTTATATGAATATCATGATTAGAACCAGCATACATAGAAACATCTTGTTTGAATACTTCTACTTTATTCTTTTCTCCCATAGAAACATAGTTGCCTTCAGTGGCTTTGAATCTATCTTTTTTACACCTGTCCCTAAGAGTTCCGGAACTAACTTTACAAGTCACAGAATCAGAGGCTTTCTGGGTTGACTTAAATTGTGCACCCCCAGACATTTTAATTTCTTCTTTTTGTGTACCTCTGTAATACTTTCCGCCAGTTGCTTGGCCGAAATCTTTACCATATTCAATTCTACCAGTTTTTTCGCCATTATGATCATAATGACCATCAACTTGACTGGCATGTCCTCCAGCAGTATAGCCTCTGTATTCGCCCGATTTTAAATTTGTGTGTATTTCTTTTTTCTTGGAATCATGTTGAGTAGTGTGATAACTACCACTAGGTAATAGTTCTTCAGAATAAGATTTTTCGTTTTCTTCCGGATAACGATATTTAAAATGATGGCCTCCTAATGCATCCCATTCTCCATGAATATAACCATATTTTGGAACAATATCGTCTTCGTCTACGCCAGATTTTGGTAATTTTTTATTATCTTTTTCGCCAGTCATTTATGTTATTCCTAATAGAGTTAACATTGTTTGAATATTTGTTAATCCTGATTCTGAAATATTTCCTCCGGAATAACTGCCACCACCAGAAGCTTCAGGGAATCCAGATCCAGCCCCTCCGCCACCTCCATTGGAAGCACCACCAAACCCACCAAAACTACCTAAAAGATTTCCGCCACCAAGATTTCCTAATATACCACCAATACCTCCTCCGCCAGCTCCAAATCCTCCCATGATATTTGACAAACCTCCCATGTTCCCAAGAGATCCTAAAGCACCGCCTATACCACCACCCATTGCTGCATTTCCTAATTCAAAAAGTTGATTATTGAATGCCATATCTTTTGTATATTGTTGTAAAACTTTACCAATCTCTCCTTGGTTCAAAACAGATTTTGGTAGTTGTTCTGACTGCAACAACTGCATTAATTGCTGCAATTGACCGCCCATCATACCTGCCATATTATTTCCTCCGTTATTACCGGAGTTAGAACCAGAATTGTTTCCCATATTATTGTTTAATGTATCTTGTTCTATTAAATTTGATCTTTTTATCAACAATTCATTGAATAGCGCAATTGTTAAAATAGGCTGTGGTGTTTGTATCTTTACATATTGATCTAGATCCTCAGCTAAACCCAATTCGGAGTTTGAATAAATTTCTTGACTAGACGAAGAAAAGTGATACGTGTTTTCTTCTTTTTTGGTCCAAACTTTATCCGTAGAAGCCGGAGATCTCCATTCATAATAACCTGGATATGGGTCTGATGCTAGAGTGTAATAGTATTTTTGGTAAAAATCTGGCACAGAAGCTGGATCTACCAATGGATCTGGTACATTGACACCAAATACAACTAGATCATATGTTGATACAGGTATTTTTTCTGGACCATAATATAAACAAACTTTTATTAAGTTTGCCATAGCATTCTCAACAATTTTCCTGAATCTAGAATCAACCAAATTTATTCTATTATCAGAAAGCAATAAAACAAAAACTTGTATTACACGTTCAAATCCATATTTTTTAACCAAAATTGCCAATGCGCCAGTAAAAGAATCTTCTAACACAGAAGAAATGCCAGAAGGCAATACAGGTATTTGGTTCAAGCCAGTATTACCACCAGCACCACCACCACCGAAACCGCTACCCATAGATAGTATGCTAGTCATTTGCATCAACTGTTGATACATTTGTGGTATGACCTGGGCTTTACCTTGAGGATCAATTTGTTTTACCAATTGTGGTAAATCTGTTATACCTTTGTCACCAGAAGCTGTTGTTGGTTTGTCAGCATTCGGAGCAAATTTTTCTCTGACTTCAGAAAGTTCTTTTGTATCTTCTGGTTTAACTGCTGGCGCATCAGCATATTTTACTGAAGCATCAATCTTTGGTTTTTTTCCACCAATAGTTTGATTGTTCGGACTTACTCTCTTTTTATTATCTTCAAAAGCTGGTTTAGGCGCCATTAATTACTATCCTTTTTGGTCCAAGCTGGATTATCAATACCTGGCTTTCTAATTTTACCACCAGAATTTTTCTTAGCATCATCAGCGCTCTTTCCAACTCCACCATTACTACTATCATGTCCTTCTGGCATATCACCTCTTGCTAATGATCCTAATACAATAGGATACTGTTTGGCATGATCTTCTTCAGAATATATAATCAAAACCCTAGAACCGACTACCAACCCCGAAGGCGAAACACCTATTCTAGATGTTGCTGGCGAAGTAATTGGATGAAGTACCATGGCCCATGGCAATTCTTCATCTTTTACTTGCTGTTCGTCGTTATGTTTGTTGTATATTCTAACCTTTACACGACCTGATTTAGTAGGATCGTCTTCAAAGTTTCTTACCTCTGCTATGTGAAATGTCATGCTTGACCTCCGCCGCCTTCTTTATAAGAAGCCTTTACAACTCTAACTACCATAGTGCAATTAGGCGGTTCTGCTGCTATTCTATATTTTGTTCTAATCGCAACAACCAAAAACTTGCCATTCATTTGTTTTTCACCGCTTTCCCAATCACTGTTCGCCTTTGTAGGAATATCAAGTTCTATCATCTCCCCTAATTTAATATTAGGATTATAATAAGTTTCAAATTCTGCAGAATTTTGTGCTAAATGAGACAAGAAGGCTGCTCTTTTAGTCATTGCTGAAGCAGTCTCATGTTTTTCTTTATTATTAGCTTTATCATGAACGTAATGAGTTGGTATGCCTTTATCAACATATGAAGGCGAATTATTATATACTGGTTCTCTGTCCGCAAACTTAAACTTATTGTTACTCTTTGGTTGATTTACAGCGACAACTTTGTGCGTAGTATAATCAAATGTATATTCGGCTGATTTGTCTAAAGCTCTTGGACCGCTATCAAAAGATTTTGAAGGTTTAAACCACATAATTGAGTTTTGTCTTTCTTGTCTATTATTCAATTCAAAATTCAAATTAGTAGTCTGCTTCAATTTTACTTTTGCCGAACCTTCAAACAATTCTTCAAAAGTCTTAAAGTGGTATTCATACTCACCGCCAGATTGCCCGGATTTCTGAAATAATACAAAACAAGAAGATTCATATTTGTCAGAAACATGTTCAGTGCTTATTTGTTTGTAAGCGTCTAAAGGATGAGATTTAGGAATAATCAATCTTCTTTTTTTGGTTTTACCAGCATTGAATTGTTTTTTTGATTTAAACCCCTTTTCGACTATGTGTTTCACTGCTTCGGAAGTTTCTTGGTTGAAACTCTTTTCTACATAGTTACCTTGAGCGTTCAAAAACTCTGGCGAAACACATCTAATATCATATTGTTTATGGTGCCCAGAGCCAACGTTATTCAAAGATTGGTCGTTCAAATCTTTATTATGAAACATTTTCATCTTTAACTTATGACCACCACCAATTCCAGCTATAGTATTGTCTCCAGAAAAATCTATTTCAACATCTTGATCGTATGAACCATTTAACTTTGTTTTTCCAAGTTGATCTGTTGGGTCTAGAACCCTTATTTCAGCCAATGGACCATAAGGATTTAAGATATCCTCATAAATGTTGAATCCAACAAGAGAAACTTTTCCCCCTTGGACCAAATCCATCTGCCCAACCTTCATTGAAGAAATTTTAATATTACCAACAGCCATATTACTCTCTCAACAAATCTCTTAGATTGTTAACCATATTTTGTTTAAGATTACTATCAATAACCCTCACAGATTTATTGAACTCGTTTTTTTCGTTCTCATATTCCAAATATGTAACCGGAACCCAATAAGAATATTCTTCTTCTGATAGATTATTGGCGACAGAAGTAACAGAAGTGAAAACTGTATTCACTGTGCTTTCTCTTCCGTACACATAACTGCTTTCATTAATGGTTATTTCGGCGTTCGTAAAAAATGTTCCACTTACATGCTGAACAATTATAGTATTGTTTGCGACTGAAGATATCTGACCTTTACCCGAATTGTTTTCATCAAACACGATATCAATTATTTCATCTATAATAAAGTTTGTATTTGATACTTGATAGGAAACCATTTTATTCGTCACTGTTTTCCAATCAACTTGCTTTCTCTTATAACCAATAATTTTATTATTTGGGCCAAAATTGGGTTCCCAATAATTTTTTAATGTTTTAGGCAAAGAATTCCAAACTTCTACACTAATATCTTCTACGCCAGACCAATCATTTCTGTAGAACATGATTTTATCAGCAGCGTTAACATACGAACCATATTTTTTGACTATGTATTCTTCAAATTCTTCTGTATGGAGATACCATTCGTAATATGGATCAACTATTTTGTTACCTAGGTACAATATCCAACTTTTAAACGGATCTTCATAATAACGATAACTTAATTGATCCGCTCTTTCGTTTGAGGTAATCTCGTAAGGATAAAAAGCAAAAGGATCTGTTGAAACTTTTTCCAACAAAGCAACACGTTTTGTAATATCTACGACATTATTATTGCCGTATTTTATAATAGGGTGTTTATCGAAATATCTATCTACCATTTTTTACTCTACGTATGTGTCTTTTTTCTGCAATTGAAGTTCTTTCAGCTGCATAGTAAGAGTTACAATTGTTGGCGCCCCGCTTTTGAAAAACGATGGTCCAGCGCCTGTATAATCTACTTGAATGCCTAGAATGGCACAAGGTTTTAGTTTAAACAAATAATCATCTGGTCTGAATCTAACCATAGCAATATCCGGATATTTCATTAATCCGCCGCCTAGCGAACCAGTTGAGGGCAAAGCAGATTTTTTACACTTGTTGATAATATCTTTAAGGTTTTCTGAATCTTCTCTGGTATTTGGAGCTAAAATCCAACTAAACGTATATTCTTTAAAATTTGGTCTTTTAAACATCATAAACTGGAATGGATTAACTGATTGACCGGTAAAAGTTCCAGCCATATCAACACCAGCCGTCAGACCGGTCATAACACCACCAAGTCCCTGCGCCACTCTGGCTACTGCGCCAGCTCCAAATGTACCAGCAATAGCAGCACCAGCGCCCAAAATCTGCGGTGCTGCTTGCGTTCCTGACCATTCTTCCCAGATTATGGACTCGTTGTCATTAATTCTTCTTGGAATAGGCAATCTCACTCCTCCTCCAAAAGAAAGAGCCCCTAGACCAGTAGCAGTGGCATACTCATAACTTTGAAAATTTATTTCTGTGTAATATTCTCTGCCGCTTGTGATAAGATCTGAAGGAAAGGTCATGCCCGCTCCTCCAGCTATATTTCTTCCTGGTGGTTTTGGAAAATTAGGTACTGCCATGATTCCCTTTTATGATTTGAATAAATATAGTTTATTTATTAGTGACGACAGAACATGGCTAAGTATCAAGGTTATTTTAAACCTAGGAATCCTCAAAAATACAAAGGCGATCCAACCAACATTATTTATCGTTCTCGATGGGAATTATTAGTAATGAGTCGATTTGATGTTGATCCTAACATAATATGGTGGTCTTCTGAAGAGACCATAATACCATATAGATCTCCTATTGATAATAGAATACATCGATATTATGTTGATTTTACTGCAAAGATGAATAAACATGATGGTGGAACCAAGACCGTGCTGATAGAGGTAAAACCTTTTAAACAAACTCAACCACCAACTATAACTGAAAATAAAAAGAAAAGTCGAAAATATATCAATGAAGTTATGACTTGGGGTGTAAATTCGGCCAAATGGAAAGCTGCTCGTGAATATTGCAAAGACAGAGGGTTTGATTTCATAATCATGACAGAAAACGAACTAGGATTACCGAAAGGTTATTAATGCCAAATACGTTCAACGACCTCCTAAGAGCCTCCGCTCGAGCTTTAGCAGATAAATCTACTTCAGCCGAAGATTGGTTTAATGATTCTGTTGAAGATCTAAAATCAAATAAAACCAAAGCAAATCCAAACAAATATTTTAAAAAGACGTCAATGCCTCAAATAGGAGGAATGTATCTTTATTTGTATGATCCAAAATACAAAGCGACCCTTCCGTTTTATGATATGTTTCCATTGACTATGCCTGTTGAAATGTATATGGATGGGTTTTTAGGCATCAATCTTCATTATCTACCTGCATTAGCAAGAATTAGACTATTAAATTCTCTAGTAGAATTCACTGACGAAAATAAATATAAAATGAATAAAAGACTTAGTTTATCTTACGAAATTTTAAGAGGTTATTCAAACGTATTCAAAGGCGTTGATGGGTGTATAAAAAGATATCTTTACAGTCATGTTAGAAGTTCGTTTCATGAAGTTGACCCATCTAATTGGGAAAAAGCTGCTGTATTGCCAATTCATAGATGGAAGATAAACTCAAATAAAAGATATGCTGGTTCACCACCTTATTAGGAACTAAAATGGCTTTTAACATAAACAAGTTTTCAACCAATATCAGAGATTTTGGATACCTAGATAATAACTCTTTTGAGGTGTTTGTTCAAACGCCTCCAGTTATGACACAAAATGGTGGAGCTTTGGGTAATCAGGGCACTCCAGCATCATTCAGACAAATATCTGAAAATATGTCGTTCAGAATTGATCAAGTTAGAGCTCCTGGAATTTCTTTAATATCTTCAGATATCAATCATTATGGCATAGGACCAACCCAAAAGAAACCAACAAACGCCCAGTACCAAGAAATTAACATTTCAATTATTGGCGACCATTTTTGCGAATTTTGGCAATATTGGTATCAATGGACTAGATCTGTTTTCCAATATAGTGGTACTTCTGCCGGTCAAGCGCCAACATATACAGCCGAATACAAAGATCAATATTCTTCAACAATAGTAATTGTAATTTACGATCATTATGGGAATATAATTCAGAAAATTAATTTATTTGAAGCCTTTCCCACAGCTTTAAGAGAAATACCGCTTTCTTGGGGTGATGGTAATTTAATGAGAATTAATGTTTCTTTAGCTTATACAGAATATACAATTGAGGGTTCAACAATTATAAGAACACGTTCGCAATCTGGCGGTTTATCGACAGCAAGAGAACTAGAAAGTATAGAAGTTGGGTTGAATCCAAATCGTTCGTTTCAATGATAGTGGAGTTTAAATATGTCATCATTGCCTAAAATTGATTATCCAGTTCACAGAGTAAATATTCCTTCTTTGAAAAAAGAATTTCAGTTTAGACCTTTCTTGGTCAAAGAAGAAAAATTATTATTAATGGCCAAAGAAAGCGAACAAGCAACAGATATTTTATCTGCGATCAAACAAATAATCAATAATTGTTCTATTGATTCTAAATTTGATATCGATAAGCTAGCACTCTTTGATCTTGAGTATATTTTTCTTAAATTAAGATCAATTTCAGTAGATAATATCGTAAAAGTCTCATACAAAGATTCTGAAGACGGTAAAACGTACGATTTTGATATAGATCTCAATAAAATTGAAGTAAAATTTCCGGAAAAAATCATTAATAACATAAAAATTACTGAAAATTCGGGTATTGTTATGAAATATCCGTCTGCAAAACTTTACGACGACAAAGAATTTTTGAGTTTAGAGAAAGATTACATATTTGAGCTCATAGTTCGATGCATTGATTCAATTTATTACGAAGATCAGATCTATAAAGCAAATGATTACAAAAAACAGGATCTAGTAGACTTTCTAGAAAACCTTAATATTAAGGTTTTTGAAGAAATTCAGAAGTTTTTGCTTAATATTCCTAAGATCGAATATGTAATTAAATATGAAAACACATCAGGGACAAAACGAGAGATTGTTTTGAATTCGTTAAACGATTTTTTTACATGGCGCTGAGTCATAATTCGTTGGGTAACTATTTCTCAACGATATTTTCATTGGCCCAGCACCATAAATATTCAATTAGTGAGATTGAACATCTTATGCCATTTGAAAGAGATATCTATGTTCAGATGTTAGTTGATTATCTTAAAGAAGTAGAAGAACTCAAAAATAAGAGCAAATAAATGAATCAAGCAGAACTTTCGCAACTCTCCGGTGTAATTCGTTCTTCAATGGGCGAATCAGCTGGTCAATTCAGAGAAGCTGCGGAAAGAGGAAATGCTAATCTAGCCAAGATTATGGGAACTATTGCTGCTGCCATTAAGGCGCAGCGACAGGATCTCAATGATCTTCAAAATGTTCTACAAGAAAACGAGGGCGTATCTGAAAGAAATTCTTCTACACTACAAGCAATTCAATCAGAGCTTCAAGACATAAATTCTGGCATACATGATATGGCTACTGGCATCAAAAATATGGCCAGAGGAATATCAAACGTTGATAATAGTATCTTTAGATTAAATCAAGACCTACAAAGCTCAATTGGACAAAGTTTATTACCAGGTATTTTAACTGGTCTTAGCGGAACAGCTATGTCCATAGTTAAAGGTATTGGTGCTTTAGCTATGGGCGGATTGGCTTTTGGCGCAGGTAAAACTGCTATGGATTATATGACTGGTGGTGGTGCAGGTGGCGGTGGTGGAGGACTAGGTGCTGCTGGTGGTGTTAAACAGGTAAGCAATCCTGTTATGGCAAAGGACATATACAGCTATCTGACAAAAGAAAAGGGTATTGATCACGAACACGCTGTGGGAATGCTGGCTAATATACAAAACGAATCAAGATTTAATTCAGGCGCATATAATCGCAACGACGTTAATGGTCCATCAGGTGGTTTGTTCCAACATCATGATAATTTAAGAACTGGTGAACATAGATTCACTGATATGACTAGAGCAGCTGGTCCGGACTGGCAGAAAAATTGGAAGGGACAAATTGATTATGCTCTGACTGAACGTGAAATGAAGTCTTATTTAAAAACTCCAGTTTCTAGCGGCCAAGAAGCGGCTGCTCAATTTGTTTATAAATTTGAAAAACCAAGAGATCAAGCTGGAGAAGCTTCAAGAAGAGCAGGAAACGTTGCCGCCGTAGAAAAAGCTATAGGTGGCAAAACAGAAACTAATGCGCCAACCAGCAGCGGATCCGCTACTCCTCAATCTTCTCCAATGCAATCTAAGTTTGAACAACCACCAGTTTCTTCTGAAAGCGTTTCTAGAGTTGAAAAAATTGGCGGAGAACATGGGCATGGCCCAATAAGTGGTGCGGCTGAACATAGTCATAACGAAAAAGAAGCTGGTGTCGGTAAAATGTCTCCTCTACCCGGTGGCGATATACTTGCTTTAGGTAAAGCACTACAAGCGCAAGGGATAAGAGTTTCAGAACACCCAGCATTTGGTGGCGTTCATCCAGAGCAACATCATCCAGGTTCTGCACATAATGACGGAATGGCAATTGATATCAACGCTCCTGGCTCTGTAGTTGAGGCAAATGATCCTGTTTGGGGCAAGAGATTTGACGAATTAGCAAAACAAATTCAAGCTGCTGGATACACTGTTCTATGGAGAACCAAAGGTCATGACAATCATATCCACGCTCAAATAGGTGGTAAAGGCATCAAAGGCGGTCATTCTGTAATAGGTGGTCAAACAACGCCTGGAGCAGAACCATCTGCAACAACTCCAGGTTCAGGTTATTCGCCACAACAGACTGCAACTCCAGTTGCAATGACACAGGCAATGCCTGGAACTGCTGCAGGTTTGACCCCAGAGCAAATGACAATGATGATGACAGGAATGAATCCTATGGCTGCAGCTGCAGCGTCAGCAATGATGGGTCAATTACAATCAGCTCAAGAAGAAGCTGCAGCGATCGCTCCACAACAACAAGCAGAACAACCACAATCACAACAGTTATCTAGTACACAAATACTAGAACAATTAAGTAGATCTACAGAAAACGCTCAGGTTCTTAAACAAGCTGCTGTAACAAATCAAGTTCAACAAGAAATTGCGCAACAAGAACCAATATCTGAAATACTTGCTTCTATATTTGGTCAACAATCTACTCCATCTTCCACCATTGTTAATAACAGTAGTAATATCAGCGCTGGTGGTTACAATGGCACATATGATGTTGGATGGCCAGATTGGGCTGAAATGATTGGTGGTAATCATTGGAAAGAAATGAAGAATTACAAAAAGAACATGTGGGGTTAATAAAAAAGGGGCCAATTTGGCCCCTTTCGCTTTAGTCATTAGCAAGGTTCTTGAAAAACTTTAACGACTCATCATCATCTTCTTCCAATTCATCGCTAGAATAAATTGGCGTACTAGATGCCTTAAACTTAGGAGCAGCTTCTTCTTCCTGCCAAGGAACTTCAGTATTCTCAGCTGCCTTACGCTTTGCAGGAGCAGAATCTTCAGCCAGAACCTTTGACAAACGAGACTGTAGCTCTTCATAAGACTTGAAGTTCTTAGGATCTAGGAATTCCTGAAGAGAATGTTCGCTCTTCCAAACCTTTTCTAGCTCTTCGTCATCCTTAAGAAGAGGACCTGGCTTATCAAACTCTGACTTATCATAATTACGATAACCCTCTAGATTACGAATCTTCAGCTTGAAATTAGCGCCAGCCCACATATCGAATGGATTGATTGCTTCTTCGTCAGCAAACTGTGGCTCCATTGCTTCCTTCAGCTTATCAAAAATCTTCTTTCCATACTTATAAAGGAAAACCTTACCTTCATTTGCTGGATTACCCTGGTCGCTAACAACGTAGACATTGCTGATAAAATGAAGGCGACGCTTCTGCTTACGAGCAATTTCCTTATTAGCTTCGATTCCAGAGTTCCATAGCTTAGAATTATATTCAGAAACTGGATCGTTCTTACCAAGAGTTGTTAGTGAATTTTCAATATACCATCCGCCTGGACCCTGGAAACCATGATCAAACAAACGTACGAAAGGAACATCTTCGTTGTTTGGCGGGGGAAGAAAACGAATTACAGCGTAACCATTTCCAGCCTTATCGACTGTGGGCGACCAGAAACGATCATCAGATCCTTTACCTTCGCCGCCTGAAATCTTGTTTAGTTCTGCTGTTAGTGTTTCGAGAGACTTCTTACCAGAAGCTGCTTTGAGGGACTTAAAATCTACCATGTGTATTTCTCCGTATTACAGTGTATAACAATTGTATGTTGGGCATTTGTATCACCCGCCATTATTTAGTATACTCCATATCATTCATCATGTCAAGCATTGTCTGCTTAACTTTCTCATAATCAAATTTGATGAATGGAGTATATTTTACAACCCTCAATCGGATATCTTCCCATATTGGGTCATATTCAAGTTTAGAGTCCCAATAAATGATCGCCTTTGTCATTTTAACAAAGATACAAAAAGACTCTAAACTGATCTGGTTACCAAGATATAATCGAAGGGCGGCTGGATGTTGCTGCCCTCCTGGTTCTTCTAATATTTTCTTGAAATCGTTTTTAAAATTATATGTTAGAGATTGGTTTCGCTTTTTCCAATTTTGGTATGTGGACTGCGCTACTTCAGAATAAGCTAGATCACGTATCCACAACTTCGGATTATTACTAAGATTAGCTATAAGAAACTCATGATAATTCTCAATCTTTGAAAGTTTCTCAAAGAAAATCTTGTCTTTTCGCTTCTCAAATGAAGCTGGTTTTAATCCTGTCTTCCCATTGTATTTGATGTAGTCGTAGTCTTTTTTTGAGAAGTGGTTTTTGAGGGCGATGTACTCTTTATATGCTTCGAACGCCGACATAATTCTTCAGGTTCTCCATATTGTAGATAAGTCAGAAATTTGAAGTATAGACCTTTTTCTCGACCATACGCTTCAATTTCCCAGGGACATTCCCAATAATCCATTTCTTCGTGTAGATATCTTTCGCCTTGCCACTTTACCATCCGAACTGGACGCCAAATATCTTTCATTTCGCCTTTAGCATATTGCTTAAGATGAACCATTTCATGCGCAAGAGCAAGCAAAGTTTCTTTTTTACTCAAAGCATGGTCAATACCTATTAAAAACTCTCTGCAACTATTATTGTCGTCTGTCCAATCGCAGTATGCATAATCTCCGTCATTTTTGTTAAAATGCTCAAACTGAACAGTCAAACGGATATTATTAAAGAGCTTCCCGCCTCCGATTAGATATTTACCATAAAAATAAGCTGCTTTTTTAACTATCCCCAAGGATACATGCGATGGTCGACCGATTGTTTTTATACGCATAAACGCCTCCAACAATGGTTGAACCTAATATTTATATGGGAAGTCTAGCTCCACGTTTTAAAATGTTTAGATTTTCTGCCTCGACCTGAATTTTAGACTTCATCACTGGGTCTTTTCTGATCCAGTATGCAGCAGTTTCTACCTCTAGATTATTTTTCTGACACCAAAAAACAACAGCATCAATATATTCTATATTTTTGTCTCTGCAGAGTTTTTCGACTTCGTCGACGAAGCCTGAATTTTTAAGCATAGTTTTTCTTCTTCTTTCAATTCTGTAATTCTCTGTTCAAAGTAATTTATGACTCTAAAAAACTCCTGTCTATCTTCAAAGGCTAACACATTATTCAATTCATATTCGAATGCATGTTTCAGATTATAAATCTGCGAAAGCGAAGAAGGACGAGAGTTTTTCAAGCTACATTCCTTTAGATATAACCTAGAATAATTCCTAGAGGAGCTACAAAAATGCCAGCAACACGAACAATCGTCTTAGCTGTCAGAGGAGCATCAAACGAATTCCAAAGGATAAGGATATTCGAAACCCAACCATATATTGCAAAAACAACGATCAACAGATATGTTACATAAAAAACCATTCCAGGTTCGTCTCTATAAGTCATAATATATACTCCGATTTCAGTGGTTGTGATTCTGCTTCTTCCAGATGTAAGAAGTTAGGTGTAGTAACTTTTGGTGGATAGCATTAACGAAAGAACTATTCCAAAACCAGTGATCGTGTCTTGACATTTTAGTTCTCCTAAGAAATGGCGACTCCGGTACGATTCGAACGTACGACCCACAGATTAGAAGTCTGTTGCTCTATCCTGCTGAGCTACGGAGCCATTATTAGTATTATACTATGGTACAATCAGAAAGGCAAGTCTTTTCTGTTTCGAGGTAAGACTTGCAGAACCCAATGAACTTACGCTGCTAGAGCGAAGTCAAATGGAGCATTATCGTTTGCGCCATTTATAATTACCTTGATCTCAAAACGACCTTACTGTATCCCGTCGAACCTGTGCGCCCCCATCATAGATACACTCAAATACCATTATTCGCTTCACAGTATCTTCCCACAGGGGATATTAATCAACCTGGCGAGTCGGGAAGGAGTGTATCTATGGTGGAGGCGGTGGGAATCGCACCCACGTCCAAGAAACCTATATTTCGTCTCTCAACGACCTCGGCAATTCTATTTATAATGGGGCGAAGGTTTTATTGTGACCGTCGATTGATAATGTGACTGCTCCAACGTAGCCACATTCTTTTGTTCCTGGAATGGAGAACTCGCCGCTACCATGCCAGTGAAATGTAGGAGCGTTACAATCGCCGCCGTTAATAGAAACCAACGAAACATCCATCACCTTCTTTGCTTTACAGTGGATGATATGGCTATCGCTAGCCTTCTTATCGCATGATATATCTTCCGATGCCATTGCTGTTCCACTCAATAATGAACTAATTATCAAGAGTGTTTTCAAAATCCTCAATTTGAGGATGCGGTGGTTCACTGGCACGGTCTATTACTACTATCCCGTACAGCGCACTTGACGACTGTTCCGAGTGCTGAACAGCCAACCAAACTAAGAAAGGATAACCCCGCTAGAATTACTAGTAGATACTTCTTCATTTTTATTCTCCGGATTAAATTCATGCTTATCAGTCTCATATAGAGCCACAGAAAACCATTCGTTAGAACCTTGGCGCTGATATTGAAAATCCTGCATAGGAACCATTACCATCTGTTTAGTTTCTGGATGAACCATCATCTTAGGAAACATTACCATGCGAATGTCGCATATTGGTTCTATCCTCTCGACCTTCCCGTGTGTAGGAAAATTAGCAACGCCACCATCTGGTCCAAGAATACTCATGTCTTTTGTCCTCTCACCTTTTCCAGAAGCTGATAAAGATATTCAATAGCAGATTCATTGAATGTTACGTTTTTTAGAATTGTTGTAACACAATATTGCTTAGCAGCAAAAGCATTACCATCAGAAGCCTTATCATATTCTACAACGTAGATATATCTTTCTTTAGACATCATGATCTCAGAAACTCGGTTATCATCCTTAAAACCATTATAAATGGTAGAAAGATTCTTATCGTCAATCATCTTCATGAAAACTTTATTTTCATAACACTTCAATTCCGACTCTGCTGCTAGAGCAGAGCCAGATAACATTGAAGCAATCACCACGCTATACATGATATTTTTCATAATTACTTCCTTGTGGTTACTTCCTGAACCTTCTGAGCGATCTTCTGTTCGTCGGTCTTACCAAAATTGGTAGGACGCTTCGGAGGCAGAGGAGTTTCTTCTACATACTTTGAAACTGGAGGCGCAATAACGTCGCCAGCAAATGCACTACCACCCATAAGCATGGCAGCAACGGTCGATAAGATAATCTTATTCATCTTATTTCCTTTCGGTATTATTTACAATGTTCTTAAGCAAAGCAACATCGTAATTTGTGATACGAGAAAATGCACTAATCGCTTCTTCTCTTGATACTCCTTCTTTTTCTAGAAGGAATTTTGCTACGATCTTTATATCATTAAAGTCTTCGTAGAATTTTACTTCGTTGGCGTTCATGTAACCACCCTCAATAAAATCGTGTTTTCGTTGATACGATACGCAAGAGGCTTCTCTGTCTTGAGATCATCAAGGACTTTGCGGAGAACAAGTTTTCCGCCCTCAAGTATGCGTTTGACCAATTCGTTGGGATCTTTTCGTCCAATTGATCTCGTAATAGAACTAGATTCATCAAAGTTTGTAATGCTAGTACCTTTAATTTGTAACCCACCCCGATCGATCGCACGGAATACCGTGATATTTTTATATCTTGTATTGAAGGTCCACAATTCCTGCGCACCAATAATTCTTTCTGGACTAACAGAAGCAATTTTGTAAGTTTGATCTTCCTTCTGATACTTGAGATTCTTGACTTTCTTTTCGACCGAAACCGTTCTTGGCTTGCGAGCTTTCTTAACCTTTTTTGTATTCGAACAATATCTCTCTGCGTCTTCGATGAGAGTGTTGTAGAATGTGACGAGATTTTTGATCTCGGCTTTCTTGAGATGACGATAGCCTTCTTTGAGTTGTTCACATTTACCCTCATATGCTTCTAGCAATTCATCTAAGACTGGGGTAAATTTGCAGATGATAGAAGTAGCGTATGCTGCCGGAATGTTATTCGACTGCAGCCACTCATAAAGAGAAAATTCTACATTATTGTAGATATAATCGTCTATCATTCCCTCAATTTCACCGAGAATATCGTGTGTACGCTCGCGCATGCGATCTTGAATAGAAACCGTTGGCTTACTATCTTCTTCCTTGGGCTCCTGGATGTATTTATATGTTTGTTTGATACGATCGTTTATATAATCTTGTGTTTCAGTAGGTAACTTACACCCTCTGGCAAGAAGACGACAAACCCAAGCAACAGTAGTAGGTATAAGACTGTCCGGAACAGATTTGATTTTCTTCGCGTCATTAACACGTCCTAGATTTTTAAGATAGTCTATAATGTATTCTTTGGCCTCTGTATTGGTGCACATATAGTTATACCAATTCAGAGCATAGATGTAATCCACCTTTGTAAGAGGCTTTGTGAAAATTGGCTCGTCGCCCAAATGCTTCTTATTAATGATATACTGCTCCGAGCGAGTCGTGCGAGTAATCTTCGGTTTACGTTTAATAAGAGCGGGTCGACGAGCCATGTTATCCTCCAAGTTATATAGAATTATAACTTAGTTTTTATTAAAAGTCAAGCGGCTTCGGCCATCTCAACAGCGAGCTCAAGAGCCTTGGTCTTAAGACCCTTATTGTAGCCATACCAAGCAGACTGCAGACGAGTATCAGCCGTACGACCAAGAACATGATCAGTCATAAAAGTAACAGCATTAAATGCCTGCCACCAGCTTCCCTCTGCGTATTCTGCACCAGGCTGAGTTTCAAGAATACCAAGAGCCATATTAGCATTCTTAGAACGCTTGCCTTCTGACTTATTTTCTTCTGTGACATTAGCCAGCGGGAAAATACGCTCAAAATACTCAACAACAGATTCAGTCTTAGCCTTCTTAGAACCAAGGAACTGAGCCATCTCCTTATACTTCTGTAGCTTGTCAGTAGCGATACCAAGCATATTCTTCACGTTAGCGGGATTAAACTGCTTACGATGAGAAATCTTAGCCATTCGTTCTACAGAAGAACTTAGAGACAGAGTCAAAGTGTTATTACAAACGACACGGATCGGAGTGAACCGAACATCTGTAGAAAACCCATACTTGTGGAAGTTAGAGAAAAGCAGATAAGAATCGATAACATCGCCCTTAAACAGTTCGAAAGAGTCCTTAACCTTAGCAAGACCCCAAACGATCTGTCCACCCTTCAACGATCCAGCAGTATGCATCTCCATATCGCCAGCCATAACGAATTCGTTAAAGAAATCAAAGGCTTCGGCGTTCTGAACAGGATTCCAGTCATCGGAGACAACATCAAGCAGCTTCTTGTCCTTCGTACGAACAAGAGCAGACTGCTTTGTCTCGATTACGCTATCCGGATCATTTTCGTCGAGAATAGCAAAAGTCGGAAACTTCTGCACTTCCCAGTTCAAACCAGCAGCTTCGAGCATCTGATCCGGCGTAAGGTCATTAGGGACCTTTACGCCGAGACCATGCCACGGAACACCTCCAGCATAAGCCATCTGATACTTACCGTCGAGGTATTCGATTTCATGAGCCATTTTAGTTCTCCTTCACATCAACCATCATAAACATAGTATAGCTCGATATTTTTAAAAAGTCAAGCTCTTATTCAGAAGAATCAGAGACCGGTGCAGGCTGAGTGGGTAGCTGAGGAGCAGCCTGTTGGCGTAGCTTCTCAACGAGACCAGCGACCTGATCGTAAGGTAGCTTGCCCAAAGCAAACATGACAGCATTCGCTTCGTCAAAAGTTAGTTCGAACTTAATTACAACATCTTCCATTTTATACTCTCCATATGGTAGTTATATTATGCAGTCTTTAGTTGGAGTAAAGACTCTTTGTGTTGGAAGTGAAAACCAGCGAGCCATTCTTTTTGACGGTATAGCTCGTTTTGAATCTGTCTTTCATCTTCCTGGTCAACGTCCATATAATTATATGGACAATCTTTTACAGAACCTCCTGATTCATAGTGAATACGACCTTCTGTGAAGAACTGATTACTAAATTGCCAATCATTCATTTGTGTACCCTTTTCTGAATCCAACATTTATTAGGTTCATCATGACATTGGACTTCCATTCGAAGCCCAGATTCTTTCATTCTTGATGTTATATAGGTTTCATCTATACTGGGTATTATTAGTGTTCCTAATAGGACAGCTAAACCCAACAAAAATTCTTTTTCTTCGTTCATTTAGGGAATGAATAATATGCTTCGACAATTCTTTGCAGAGGACGCTCGAGAGCATCATAATGCTCTCTGTCCATAATTCCGCAAAGAATATCCATGTAATCTTCTGGTTCTACAAATTGTTTAACAACTTCTAGATACTGTTTTGCTGTTTTAGGTTCTTCAACAGGAATACCATTCACATTAGGAACATCATATCGCTTCATGTCTTCAGCAATAGATTGAGCAATGACAGTCTTTGCCTTGTTGACAAAATCTCTCATTGCCTCTAATTCTAGTTGTTTTTGTGATTTTGGGAATGGTATGATCTTGGCGCTCAATTTAATTATCCTTGACAACGAACACCAAACTTAGCATCAGCGCCCATGACTTTACCATGGAGAGTGCCAATATGACATGCTTTCTGCTCAATTTCTACATGTTGCTCAGTACATACACCAGCAACACACATATAAACAATCGCTGCAATCAATTTCATAATCTCACTCCTTTACACAAAAAACATATACCAATTATGGTATACGAACCATCCTGCCAATAAAGCAAAAGCTGCTCTAGGCTGGAAAGTGCCCAACAATAACAAAAACACTACAACAAGTTTCGGATCAATAACCATAATATATCCTTCAAGCTGCCTTTTTAATTTGTACAAAATGTTTCTTTAGATTATCAGAAGCTTTGTTTAAAATTTCGCCGGAAATGCCAATACGAATGAGATTAGCTAGCTCAATAATTTCCTCTTCTGAAATATCATTAGCTGGTTTAAATTCGAACAAATTACACTGATTGTATTTTTTAGAAGCTTTTGCCATGCGAAATCCTTTTTAAACTTTTCTTAGAGTCGAATCTGTTTCTATAATTTGCATTTCATCAAAAGGAACGAAATTATTTGAGTCAGGACTAGAAAAATGCTGTTTAGCTGTTTCTGCTTCATCCAAGGTGCTATAAAACCCAAGGACCGCACCACCATCATTTTTTTTCTTATGCATTAAAACGTAATAGTAAGGAATCTTCATTTGCTTACCTTTTATTGGATTGATACTTTAGGCCCAAGAAACGGACACTTCCTTATATTCTGGGTTATCAATGATGAAATCTTCTAGTAAAGTTTCAAAATGTTCGCCCTCATATACATGATCAAAATACAAAACATCTTCATGTTTAGTATAAGCAGTCAGGCGAAACCCATTAGGTAGTTCATCGACATATATTTCTCGCGTAATACTCATCGCCTATCCTCTTTACTTATTAAAATTGCCATAGCAGTAACAACGCCGACATATCATACCTCTAGAGACGGTTTACTTCAACTACTTTTTTCACCACCATCGAAACAATGAAAGATCATACCAAGAACCTCCACAGTCCCCAAGTAGAGACCTGGCTCATCTGGTAATTCTTGGTCAGTCTCAAAGGTTCTTACTAATCTTTTTACAATCGGTTTCGAAGTATCCACCTCTGCCCAAATAAACGGGTTTGACTTCTTGTGCGCAAGTTTGAGTATCTTCGCTCCTCTCGGCATGGCGATCAGAGGATTAAGCATTGAGTTTATCTGGTATTTTCTAATACACCTCAAGCCCACGTTCCTTGCATTCTGCTAGGCATTCCCAGTATTCTTTACTGGCAACTCCACGAGCCTCTGTTTCCTGGTTCCAATTACCTTCTGCAGCCTGGTAATACATATACCTGCTCCAAAGAATTTGAAACTGAATTGTAAGATCTTCATCGCTGAGTTTAGTATAATCAGTCATTACCCATATCCTTTATGACAGCACCAGGATTAATACAGACATTAGGTCCTTTTGCCACGATAACTGGAATACCACCAGCATCACTACATGCCTTCATATAAACTTCAGATGGATTGGGACCTGAAAACATAAGGTCAATGAACAAAACCATTGTCAAAGACACAAAGCATATGATCATAAATTTAAGAGCATCAAACATCTATTTCACCTATACGTAATTCGGAGTCACTAGCAGGGCAATCAGCAGAGCCGATGTAAGCGATAACATATTCACAGCACCAATACTCACGATTGGATCTAGCGAGCAATGACACATTAACAATATATATCAACGTTCATTTCCATATTTCTCTTCTATAAGATCGATCAAAAACGTATACATTTCCTTATCCATGGGGAAGTCCATATAATGAGTTTGACGAATATCGAGATATCGTAATCCTTGACGTAAATGCTTCAGGAGCTCATCTACAAAATCCATATGTTCATATTGTTTATGAAACTCTTTGAATAGTTTTGAGTTTGTATTGTCGCTCATTTCTATACCCCTCTCACTAATTTATCAGACGCTCGAATTTCCTCCCATGTCCATCCGCCAAGCTTGATGCCTTTATATTTTGTCCAAACCCAGCAGAAATAATCAGGCTCAATGTGCTCTTCGTCCTCTATCTTCTCGAAAAACCAAGGCGTAGCAAGTTTTATATTTTCTTTTGCCACCCATTCCTTGAATGTGTCGCAGAGCATATGCTCCAAGAGTTGGAGTTGATCTTGCGTTGGCTCGCGCTCAAAAATTGAATCCTGATCCTCGCCCCAACTGTCACAGTGGTCCACTATTGCCCTCTCAACCATGTCTGAGACATCAAACAAGGCGTCATAAGGGAAGTCTTTATATTCAGCACGGCAAATGTAGAAGTCGTCATTGAGAGCATAATAATCAAGACCCTCCTGGATAGCATCCCATCGGTTTTCGGCAACCATCTCGTACCAAGTCTCACGGTCGGCTGAATGAAACCATCTCATTGCTGTTCTCCCTCTCGCAAAGCGCAAATCGACATAAACTCTGGCTCATACCATTAGCAATGTGAACCTTATAATAGCGACGGTGTCGAATAGCCATCAGCTTGGCATCAACTTCTTCTTTAGGATATGAAAAGTACTTGATGACAGTCTCCATAGCTTCCAGGTTCTTTTGATTCGCTGCTATATCTTCTCTCTTATAATCATACCTTAGAGGATCTTTTTTGACAAGCTCAATGTCTTCTTTCATACAGTAATAGCAAGTCTCATAGGTATCATACAGTGTTGCTAGAAGAACAGCGTCAACAGCTTCAAAAGGCAGTTCAACTTTAATCATAATTACCCCACATTCCTATCATCATCGTTTTTACCAAAGAACACCGAAGCGAACAAAAGCGCAACCAACAGGAAACCCAGTGGCCATATTACATAGGTCCAGAGAAAATCAATCATTTTGGATAATTCTACATTGCACTGATTCAGAGTAGTAACCATTAGAAGTCCCCAACCAACGAATGGTAACAGATCCCTTAATGGTACGAAAGTTATAGAAAGTCCAAGTAGCACTTTCATATTGCATATCACCACTCTCTGTATCTTCACGAGCCTCTAGAATCGGTGTACCCACCAAATCATCAAGATCACCAATAATTTCCTCGACACGAACATCCTCGCAGCAATCTTGCTCATGATAGAACAAAAAAGAAGGAGTATCACCCTCACCAACGAACTTCAATTCTTCGCTGTCTTCATAACCTTTAATCTTAGAGAAGGTTAACCCAATCATCTTCTCAATCATACCATTGGCTCCGGTGTTTTCCACGTTTCGGTAATTGCATATTCGTCTCTATAATAACCACATTCTTGTATAGCAAAGAGAATAGTTTCTGCCATTTGCTGATCGTAGGTAGAGGCCACGATATGTCCTCTCGTTACATTATACACGTGCCATGTAAAATCGCTATAAAGCGTACGCTCGACATATGGTTTGGTAATTTTACACTTGATTACTGACATGTTATCCTCGAACTTTAAAAGTGTGAAAATTTTGTTGCGGATTTTTTTAGAATCCATTCGGTAAAGTCAGTGTGGTGGATGACCTTTAAGGCGTGTCGTGGTGTGTGGAGATAATGTTAAGCATAGGGTCCCCCGCCCACAAAAACCCGATTTTTCTAAAGGTGCGACCGTTTTTTCGATGTCTTCCTACTTACGTGAAAACATCTTTCGACGATACCGAATCACATCCACATACAACTGGATCCAAAA